GTTTAATATCAACCTCCAAATTACCTAGAGATATAACAGTTGTGTTTATAAAATTATTCAATGATGTTAATCTCTCAAATGTGTCGTCAGTTGAATCTGATTCGATAAAAACACACTCACATTTGTTAAAAATGCTTGCATACTTCAATATTGTGCGTTGTAGTCCTTTAACAAATGGACTGACATTACGACCACAACCTGTGATGATAATATTAGTTTGTGATAAGTTCATCTACATCAATTCTACCATCACCATAAAAACTTTTAAAACCTCTTGTACGTAACAATAGCTCATATATTGGCGTTGATTTATTATACGGAAAGCAAAATGTATCGACTGAGAGGTTTTTTTCTTCCCACGTCTTCATCATCAATCTCGTGTCACAAACTATATTACTATCATCTAATCCGTGCATATGGCTATGTGCTCCTAAGATACATTTTGATTGTTTGCTAATATGTTGTATCTGTTCCCAATTCATATAATGAGACAGGTCTCCTGTTTCTTTGAATAGTTTATGTGCGTCTTTACATGTTATAAAACTAGGGTCTTGTTTTGTAAATTCTGTAGCGACGATCCCTGTTGAAATAAAAAACAGCTTCAACGTATCGATTTTAAGTAGCGTGTCGAGATGTGTATATTGTGTGTAAAGTCCATCATCAAATGTTAGTATGTATCTCTCTAGTGGTAGTGTTAATATACGTTCATTGACTTCATGTAACATTAACACTGGCTTGTTAAAATCATTATTTATGCTTGTCATACATCCACCATTCATTGCAGTTACAACACTCACGTGGACAAGTTTCCTTAGTAGCGATATTACCACCACCTAACTTGAGCGGCTTTCTACTACAACTATTTACAATATTGCCCCGTTCATTTATACTCCATGATTTAGGAGTGCATGTCCATCCCTTAAACTTTTTAATGTCATTACGATTTATCACCTCGATAGTTACATTATGGCTCGCACCATCAGATGTCCTCACACTATATAAATCGTCATCAGATGATTTTCCATGTTGTATATATTTCATGAATGTGTTGAAGAAATCTGAACTATATGCTGGTTTGTAATCATACATTGGTTCAAGAAAGGTTGAATTGTACGTTATATTATTGCTTATACAGTACTCAAAAAATGATAGCATGTCTTGCCAATGTTTCCTTTTATCTGATAGCATGATTGTTGGTACCACTTTGACATAATCCGTTAATTGTATAATTTTATTAATTGTATCACTCTTGTAGTATTGAAAATGTATAGAGGGATTCACCCAACATTTCGTTGTATCAAGGTCATCATATAAACTTACAAAATAATCTATATCCTTTGACATGTTCGTTATCAAACAGACCTCCGAACATCTATCTATAGTTAACAATGATTTTATTATGTCTTTTAATTCCGGGTGAAGTGTAGGTTCACCTCCGAGTAAACTTATATTCCAATCAATATGTTTAACCAAACCTAATTTTGTAATTACAGACCTCCAGCTAGATTTTGTTTGCTCATCTTTATAGAAACTTGAAACAGGTCTTGTTGATTTGTCTCCATAACCGGCAGAGCAGTAATTGCATTTATAGTTGCAAATGTTTATTATTTCCCAACAGAAAGTAGGTCTTATTTGTCTTTGCTGGTGTTCGCTTTCTGGATAACCAGCAGAGACAATCTCTTTACCGTCTAAGTACATCTTTTAAATACCATCTTAAAAGCCTCGGCACTATCACAACCGGATATGCTACCGTTGTAGATATCTCTAGACATTATTGCTTTTAAACTCATAGGGTCAGGAAAGGATCGTAACTCTGTTGTGTATCTGTTGATCATTTCCATCTTATCATTAACATGATTAGATATGTCTACGTATGTATTAAAAATATCAGAGTTAAAACTCCACTCTGTACTCCCGGGGATCGAGAATTCATATAATTCATTTACCGAGCTAGTTGATCTCATTCTACTTGCAACTCTTACACACCTTGATATAATTTTATGGTCGTTATGTACATCATTTGAATAGTTTGTGTAAACTACACTCGGTTGGTATTTGTTTATAGCTCTTGATATTATATTACATATATCTGTCTGAGGTACTGTATCAAGCCGTGTGTCATTAAATTGATAAAACATTACATCAGCTATACCAACATCCTTACAATTTCGCGTGCAAGCAGCTCTGCGATGTGATTCTACATCTTCATGTCCAGGACGGTCACCCTTACATAGTATAACAACGTATACATCACCACATTTACAAAGTTTAGATACAGTACCACCCATACCGAATTCAAAATCATCAACATGTGCAGTAACGATTAGTGTTTTATTATCCATGTGTCATACTATTTACTATGTCTGTAACGTTATATCTACATTTATAGTATTTGTTGATCTTGTCAGTGTTAGGCTTCCGGACATATATTTCACCGAAGTTTTTTGTGAAGTGTTTTTCATATGGTTCATAGATTATGTTACTCTTACTATTCATTGTATCAACAACCAATTTAGCTAAGTCTGTAATACTAATAATATTATCACTATTGCCAATGTTATACGTCTCACCTATATGCTTATCATCTGATATTAAATATAACATTGCAATTGCATCTCTTATATCACAAAAGGTTCTACATTGTAGACCATCACCAAACACAACCAAATCTTCGCCGTTCTTCGCGTTTAATATAAAATTAGGTAGCACCATGCCATGGTCTCTTAACTGACCTCTACCCGTAACATTAAAAAATCTCACTACTGTGTAGTTTATATCTAGTGATTTTAACAAAAATTCAGACATGAGCTTACAGCACGCGTATCCCCATCTGAGCTTATCAGTGGGTCCTATCTTGAGATGGTCGGTTTCTTTTGCGTTATCATTATCACCATAAACTTCACTCGTGCTTGCAAACACAACTCTAGATTTATGTTTAGCGAACAAAGGGAAGAGATTATTGTTTATATTGAATGAATTGTACAGTGACGCTTTAGGGTTATTATCAACATATCTTACACCAACCGACCCCGCCATATGATACACAATATCAGCTGATTCTATATGTGGTTCTAATGAGTGTGCTTGTTCTGGGATCGAGAGATCCACCCGCTCGACAACACCACCAGCAATCGATTTAACGGTACCGGTACTGAAATTATCAAACAACTTGATATTGTATCCTTTATGTAAATAAAACCTCGCGAGGTTAGATCCGATGAATCCACCGGCGCCTGTTATTATTATGTTTTTATCCATTGATTTATTTTACCAATTGTTTGTTTGTGTGTGATAGTATAATTATGTATTTTGTTTCCATGTGTGAACAGTATAGGTTTAGTTTGATTAACAAAATCATCGACAGTAATATATTCAATATGTTTATCATAGTCAGTGTGAGGTACTGTACCGTCTCGTAGTTGTTTAATTAGACCTTTTCTTCTACACTTACTATAAACTCTAGGTATACGTAAAATCACATAATTATTATACATGCTCGTTATATATTTTTCCATTGCAAGTTTGCTAATCGTATATATACAATCAGTATCTAAATAACAAACACCTAACGTACTCGCGAATACAAATCTACAATTGTTAGCTCTAGCTATATTTAATATATTAATTGTACCTTCGATAATTGTACTTGATGTTCGAGCAACATCCAAAAAGTCCACACGATCACTTGGTGATGCGAAATGTAATATCAAGTCAATATCACTATACTTCTTTTTGTGTCTCACGTCACCTTCAAACAAAATAATATTATTATCATGTGATATATTTTTTATCAAATTGCTCGCGAGATATCCACGACCACCGGTAACTAAAATATTTTTACCACTCACAATTATCCCAACCGAGTCTTATAAAATTTGTTTGCTTGTTTCGGACACACTGTGTTAAGATGTGTAGAAACTCCGATCTCCTAGTAGGTTCATAACAATTAATATCAAGTGCAGACATTAATTTAAAATCATCATCCGGCATATGCCCGATACCACACTTACTATAACACCCGTTATTGCCTGCATTTATAAGAGTTACACTTTTTCCGAATTGCCGTATACTAAACTTTAGCTGTTCATAGCCACGTTGATACACAAAACCTGCAACACCGTATACAAAGACTGTTTTACCTTGACTAGCTAGGCCTCCAGCTATATTCAACATGTTAGGTTCTTGTATACCAACATTTAAACATCTTTCAGGATACTTGCTAATAAATTTCGGATATTGCCACATATCCGCATGCAAGAAATACAAATTAGGGTTATTGTATTTAGATAAAAATGTGTCTAATGTCGCTCTCATAATGATTCAATAGGCCTGTAGTGCCATTTAACGGGATCACATTCCATATACGGTACTCCATACCCCTTAATCGTATTATATATAAACGCTCTAGGGAAGTTTGATCGCTGAGTGTATGTGTCTTTGATTGTTGCACCACAATGACCATCACATGTAACCACATCCCAATTGTTATTGTGTATAAAATCTAACACAGGTCCTACATGCAATACATCGCTCGTTTTACCGGTGACTTGACAGTTATTATTATCAACTGTCAGCAATATATTATTAAGCTCATTGTGACCTATATACTGTAATGCTTCGAGAGTGCTGCCCATCTGCAATGTTGCGTCGGTTATATTAACCCAAACAATCTGTGTTGGATTAGCGATTGCCATACCCGCTGCCACCCCAAGCGCGTTACCCATTGTCTCCTCACCATAATCAACAAAACTAATTTCTTCATGCTTTACACCCATTGAAAGGTTGTCGATATTATCCAGATATCCGAGTTTCTTCCATACTAGATAATATGCCTGAGAACCGAACGGTTTACCTAGCACAATCCGGTCACGGTACGGCTTGACATATTCTTGTGTGAATAGTATATTGATATATGTTAACATTGACAGAGCTGATGGTACATGTGTTAACTTATTTTTAAATGAGTGTTCAACTAGTTCTGTAATCATGTTATAATATGCTTGTGTCGCTAGCGCAAACATTACATTGCTTGTATGGACACGATTGGATTGGTGAAAATAAATCTGTTATTTGTTCGTTTGTTAAGGTCAATATATTACCAATAATATTAACATCATCATCATAAAAATTATGATATGCGTTTGGACAGCTAAAAGCAGTACCATCTTCAACTATATTTAACAGTAGTGGTAAGTGACAGGGAGTTCCTGTGAAAGAGAAATCATCATTCATCAATCTATCAATTATGTGTTTACCTCTAACATAGTCATCACTATCTCTCAATGTAGACAGTTGAGATTCTGTGAGTTTATTCAGGAGAGTGACTGTACCGGCAGGCGTCAAAACAAGATGATATATTGTTTTAGGTTCGATATACTTGAGAGCGGTGTACTTCATAACATCACTTGGTTTGTTTAGCATGACTATGGGTTGAATCACAGGGCCTAATACATCTATCAACATTTTATAGTGGTCTGTAATATGTTTAATATCCTTAAAATATTCTATATGTACGGACCATCTGAAGGTATACCCTATATCATACGTGGTGAACAAATCAATATATTTTTTTGCATGTTTAATTACACTCGTATAATTGTTACGTTCATCGAATGCAAGTGATGACAATACGTCATATGTTAATCCTGATGTATTGTTTAATTTGTGTATAAGGTGTTCTACCTTAGTGTAATTCAACAAAGGCTCACCATTAGTTTGACTCATGTATATCGTGTAACCGTCTTGTGTCAAGTAGTTAACTAGGTTAGCGATTCTATCAATTAGCTTGTTTGATTTTAATGAAATTACATCTAGTTCCATGTTTTTATCATAATCCATGATACAGTATGAACAATTCAAAGGACATTGCTCTGATGTTGTTAGATTTGTAACAATATCTATGTGTTTAGGTGCCATACTTAGAATAAATATTTACACAATGAGCGAAACTAGTCAACACATCAACCTACACAACCTACTGTTTGAGCAACAATGGACAACACATACACATATCAATTCAGAGTTGAACGAACTGTTCGGTGATACAAATTGGCGTATTGTATATGATCTAGATAAAAATGTTAAGCGAGGAGGTCTAACATACAACAGATCTATCAATGATTCTAGGAACATAATTGTCAGACATGAGAATGTAGAGTATAAACTACATCCAAACGTGATTGATGATGTTGAGTCCTTGAAATATAATATTACGAGAAAATATGACGAAATTGACATTACTCCGGTGATTGATGATATTGTTCCACACTACCAGAAGCTACTTAATAACTGGCCTACAGAGCATGTGTACAAAGTTATACACAGAACATCAAGTTTAATACTATTAGAAAATGATCCAGACTATCGTACAGTAACAATAGATGATTTATTACCTAAATCATTACGTGATGAAACCAGAAGTATATTTAATTTGAGCTTATTATCTCAAGAAGAGAAAAGGAGCATAGCCAAAGAGAGTGATGTCTATAGAGATATTGTTGATACTATTAACAAGATTGCAGATGATTATAAATTTCTCGATAAAGAGTTGTATAATTTCTATACAACAAATGCTACTAAAAAAATGAATTTAATATCACCATTCACAGAACCGGATTATATGACTGTATGTTACGATGCAAAAGCTATTGTAACTCTTGATGATTTGTGTGAAATTGATGTACGTGTAACACAGGAAGGTGTGATCACAGACTGGAAATATTCAGAGCTTAATTTACATGTACAGCCACTATTTAATGTTATGCTTTGAATACCAACCTGGATCTATTTGCGCGATGTTCTTAATATTTGTATCTAAAGTGATATTATGATCGGTGATATATCTTGATACTATCGGTATATCAGCTATTTTATATGCTTGTTGTTCAAACCCACCGTAGTTGTAGAATACACAATCAAGATTATCAACACCGGCAATATCAAGATAACATAACTGACATATGCTATTATCTACATGTCCTGTTCCGTCGGAAATGAATTCATCGTACAAAAACAACTCAGTTAGTTGCTCTAATAAAATCTCTTGTAAGTTATATTTACCTAGAAGTTTATTCGTTGTTATACTGATGGTATTTGAATATATATAATCCCTCCACCTTTTCCAGAATGTTGTGTTTTTATGATTAAATACAACCCAACTAGTAGGCCATATGTTGGTTGTGATTGTAGAATGTTTAAGTAATTTTAAATGTTTATTTGTGCTGCTTCGGAAATCCGTTAAATATTGTTGCAATGTCTTATCCACAAACTTTATGTGCTGAAATTTATCAAGAGGTACGGTATGTACATATGTGTCAAGATTAGAAAAACATTCCGGGATTGATTTCAAGCATATAGCGTCATTATCCAGACATAAAATATAATCCTCATCAATAATATCTGTGGCTATTGAACACACTTGTGGTTTCATAATGGCGTTATGAGTGTATATATGTTTACCTCGACAGGCATCATGTGTATCAGGATTAAAGACGTATTTCACATCCCATGACTTTAACCATTGCTGATCTACATTAGTTAATTTATGTTTTGTAGGGGTTATAGCATATATTGATATATCCGGGTTGTAGTAACGTATGGTTTTGATGAGTAATTTAATTTGCTGTAAAAACCTCTCAATATTCTCTATAACTAATACAATTGCAATTTTTTTGGTCATAAATATTCAAGGTCTGTGATTAGTGATTTACATATCTTATTACAATTGGTCAAGCAAAACATATATTTATTTTTCATGACTTTGTGTTTATGCTCATCATTAACAAAATCCATATCACCACCGAATGTATTATTGCGTAGAAGCTCGCCGTTGTGAAAGCAACAAATACTATATTTACCTAGATGATTGATGAACAGTTCATCATTTTTATATGATGTACACTCAATAGTAGTATTAGTGCTCTTGCCATATGCGGATTCAATGAGCTTGTATTTATTGTAAACATCCTCAGGTGGATGATAATCACTAATCTCAAAATCACTATTCACAAACTCATTTTTTGATGCTTGTTGTCTTCCATCGAATGTATATGAACCGTGTCCAAGCAATAGGTTATCAAATTGATATTGTGTTTTAAGTTTTTTGATATTTTCTATATCATGTGTATTATACTTAAATCTAATAAATTGTAGTGTTGTTTTACATTTTGATTTTGTTCTTAAAGCACGATGATGTTCAAGCACACTCTTAAGTTTACCACCGACTCTATAATGTGAGTATATTTCTTGTGTTGAGCCATCTACTGCAAACCGGACTTCATCAACATCCTGCAGTGCCTGTCCAAGTTCGCACCACCAGTCATTATCTCTGCTGTTACCGTTTGTGCTTATAACGATTTTTATATTCCGTGATTTTAAGTAGCTTATAAACTCTAATAAGTACGGATATAGTGTGCTTTCTGATCTGGTACCTACAAACGACACACACTTAAGATTAGGAAATCTATTAAAAATTTGTACATTTTCATCTAGTGATAAAAATTTCGAGATATTTTTTAGATTATTAAGTGTTTTCTTATCGTTCCTAGAACAAACCGGGCACCGCAAACCACAAGCATCTATTATATCAACCTCAATTTGTTTGATCTTTTCGTGTGTGAACATATTACCACTTATCGAATTCTAGGTCAGCGCAGCATATACGGTTGACACACATACAATAGCCTTTATTAAATTGATCAACAGAAAACGGTCTATCATATAATAGATCAAATGTACAGTTATAGAATTTATTTTTATTGACAGAATATACAATTGTGTTGCTTGAAGCGGAACATTTCTTCCCAAATATATCAAACTCAGTATTATTAACAAGAGCGTCACCGATCGTTGTCATCATGCCATCGACTTTAATTTTATTTGACAGTCTACAGCATTTATCTAAATGACCTAGCTCTATAAATTTTCTCAATTCTTGTTTATCTCTCCAGTCCACAGGATCAAGCGATTTAGGTAATGTAGGTTCAAGGGAGATATTATTCAAAACACTACACATCATTTTGTAGTATAATAAACACTTACCATTCAATCGATTTAGCCACATTAAATGTATACCACCATACATGTTTGCGTTTTTCAGCTCAAGACACTTATCGATAAATTTTGAAATGTTAGAATACTCCATGTGAAATGACCCGTAGAACTTGATATCACACTGTGAATCTTTTAGTCTAGATATCATCTTATGAGCATCGAACGTCATATTAGTTTGTATATCGATTTTATTGAAGCCGTGCTCATAACACTTGTCGATTATATCAAAAAAATGTTTATCGATGGTAGGTTCACCACCTAATAAAAATACACGTGTATCAGCTGGTAACTTTATCTTAAACATATTATTATAATCTATGTTACTATGCTTGTTCATGGGACTCAAATTACAGTAACTACAACTGTAATTACACATCTCCGTAACATGTATTTCAAAACAGAATTGATCTTTATCTGTTGATTCAATACACTTAAATGTATTTTTCATTTGTTAATAGTCCTTGACATACACACCTATCAAGGTTACATATCATGTATGTGTCTTTTTGATTGTTATCACACATTCTCGTTATCGTTGTGTTATTAGAACCTTCGATTGCATAGTTGTTATTGAGACACTTCCAACCTTTAAATTTGTTTAGGTTGTACAGATAAACTTCTATATCATTATACACACTTTGTGTGCCTGTAGGTGTTTGTTTATCCGGTCTATTCCTTGGTAAGCTATTTTTGCTAAAATATAGATATCTCTCAAATCTGTCAGTGTAACCCTTGATCCACTCTCTATATCTGTCGCTCGTTATCATATAATTATCACACGTCTTGGGTTTAAATAGAACATTTGCTCGAGTAATGATGTTATTATCATCACAAACACGTAAAACTTCATCAATTTGATTATCCCACTTATCACCTACCATCATCACATTAACAATTACATTATCATATCTTTCACGTGTGTATATAATTTTATCTATAAATCCGGCGTGAATATCAGGAGTTTCGGATGGATGGAATGTGTAGTTAAACCAAAAATTCTTGTACTTTTCATGTTTATCAATCCACTCATTATTGACCTTACGTCCAGCGTTTGATATCACAGCAGACGCTTTAAGGTTAGGTAATTTCTCTAGCTCATCTAATATATAGAAATATAAAGGATGTAATGACGGTTCACCACCAAGCAAAACAATCTCGAGTTGTTGGTTTTTATTAGCTAGTTGAGCGAGTATGTTATCTAACACTGACTTTGTTGACATCTTGTTCCACACTAGTTGAGCCCGTGCGTAACAATAAAAACAATCTTTGTCGCAATATGTATTGATATCCCAATGCAATCTAAATGATCTGGAGTCACCATATGCTCCTACTACGCGCTCTAAATCCGGGATGCGGAATTGTTCTACATATTCCATCATATTATATAGTGCTTGTCTTGTGATAACACAACATCTCAATACACTTACATCCACTCTCAACCGGGCATTTGATACAGTTTACATAACTATTTGCAGTCATTTTTATAATTTCATTTGTACAAGAATTTCTAAAAACACCCATGTAATCAATTTCAAACATCCTAGGGCTACAATTGTAGTTTTGAAACTTATGTAATCCATCTTCACGTATATTTTTTATATCGATATATGCAGTATTTGTTGGTGTAATATACGGTATTTTTACGTCTGGAGATCCACCGCCCATTATAGGGAAATGTTCATCACCAGAGAAATATGTATCATAATCACTGAAAGTTTTATAAAATTCATCGGTGTAGTTATATAATACATCAGCACCGGTCCGTGTATCGTATAAAATATTTAGTGAGAAATTAATATTTTCATTTTTAAAAAATTCTATCAGTTCTATTGTCTCCTCCCAGTAAATTTTATTGTAGTGTAAATTGATACTACATTTAAAATTCTCGCTTTTCCGATCCGCGATCGATCGACACTTGTTTTTAAATACATCTAGTTTTGCGAACTCTGGGTGATATGATGCAAGTATAAATATCTTATCTGTTATGAGTATATCCGTATAATAATCTATGGATCTCGTCAAGTTCGTTACAACACCCAGACGTGAACATTTATTATTGTTCATAAGATCTTTGACAATATATTTAAACTCTGGATGTAATGTTGGTTCACCTCCTAAAATTGTTATATTAAAATCCGGCATTTTGTTTAATCTAAGTCTGTTGAGAACAGACTTGAATGCACCGTTGGTATTTGTCCCGTCTCTTTTCACAAGATCAACAAAACAATATGAACATCGATATTGACAAACCTTGTTTAAGTCCCATGATATGTCTATATGATTATAATCAGGAAAGCCACTGGATGTAACTATATCACCTGATATCTTCATTATGTTTATATGATTTATAATGTACATCCGACCACCCACATGTATCACACGGACATACAACCGGTTGTAGTATATTGCTGTTGTCCAATTTTAATGGTTCGTTAGTACACTCGTTTATTATTTTACCGTCAGGATTTATTTGCCATAATAAAGGCAAGCATTTATATCCTCTCCATTTATTAAGTTTTTGGTCTCTGATTTCACCCATATTGAAAACCTTAACTTCATTACCAGACTGTATACGTACATCATCATGCCATGGATGTCGGTGTTTTGAAACACCAAGCCAGTTTATTTTGTCCATGGACCAACCGGTAGGTAGTACATCAAGACTACAGACTGCATCATATAATGTGTTGAAGAACTCATCTGTATATAAACACTTATAATTGGACGTACTGTTTAAATAATTTGCACCAGCGTAAATTTTATTATCTGCGCAAAATTTCAGTATATATAGATAATCATCTATATAGCATATATCGTTATGTATGTTTATATTAGCGAGTAAATTATCATCATCATAACCTATCTCCTTAATTTGTAAGAGTTTTCTACAAAACATTTCTGGATTGGAACTCTCCGGGTGATATGATGGGCTTATTTTTACTCTATCGAAAAACATTATGTTCATGTCTTTACGAACCATGTTTGTGTTGAGTACTATTTGTCTGCATTTTTTATTAGCGACTAGCTGCTTTAATATCGTATTAATTTCATCATGTAATAGCGGTTCACCTCCTAGTATTTCGATATTAAATTCAGGCATCGATCTCATCGCTAACCTCTTTAATACATTTTTATATGCTGTAGGGTACTTAAATTTGTTAACAGCTGTCAACCATGGTAATGCATAGCAATAAGAGCATCTATATTGGCAAGACGTTGTTATATCCCAGCAGAATGTTACGACTTTATAATTTTTATATCCTATATGTTTAACAAAATCGCTCATCTTTATTCAACTCCTCGAAACTGATGTTGTCCTTTCCGTCTGTTGTTTGTGTCCATAACTGTCGGTCAATATATTTAATTGTTGAGTTAACGTTAATACATTCACTAAATAATATGTAATCGTTATTTAAGTTATTACCGCTCGGGAATTCTTCTATACAATCTTTTCTAAATAATATTTGCCCGAGTTGAAAATATTTGTCATTAAAATTAGCAATAAACGTTTTGTAATCAGTTACATTCATGAGATGTCTATTCAATCTCTGTCTCTTGATTGCCTGTTTTGGACCGTAATATGTAATATGATCAACGGATGTATATAACATGTAATTTATATCATACTCAAAATTTAAATTATTAAAAAAGGTCGGGTGGATATAGTCGTCATCTTCTAGATAATAGATATACTCACCTACTGAACTGTCAAATAGATATCTATAAACATTTGATAGATCTTTGTCTTTGTAATAACTGTAGTATATATTATCACCTGGTATTTCCGTTATATCACGACTGTCATTATTGATACGTATCTCGTAATCAACATCCGGATGGTTTGAGAGTATGCTATTGATCGCTCGAGTGAATAATTCTGGGCGATTATGTGTTAATATACAAATTGATAGCTTCATCTAGTTTTACGGAAATCTAGACCATCATAGCATGCAGAATTTAAACACCGTACATTTCTTGATATATACTTGGGGAGGTCAATATCAGTCAGCTTCATCGAGTTGATGTTATTATAAAAATCATCGTTGCAGTGAAACACGTTCAATAAATGATCGATAACAACATTTTTTGTGCCGCATTCACATTTCATATATTTAAATTTCATGTGTATATTCTTACCAGATACATCTGAGAAATTATACACTTCACCGTCAACATCAAAATTCCATCCTTGTTCAAAATATTCTCTCCACTCTGGGTATTCCTTAAGCCAATATCTATACTCCAGGCTCTTACCATCATCATCACCAACTAGATAATCATCAGCTAGATACAGCTCATATCCGCTGATATTCTTTTCCGTGAGCTTGGCTGTTTCTGTGAACCTCAGTTTGATTTTGTCTGGGAATTCATTTATCAATGTTTGGAACTCACTTATAGTTTGGTCACGTTTGGGTAGTTCTGTACTAAAAAAACATAAACCCATACAACCATACTCTTCACATATTTTCAACTTCTTGATAAACTCATCAACCGGTTGTTTGTTTAGATGATAACTGCTACATATATCTATATTTTGCTTTGTGTTCTTCTTTGCACAAATATTATCTAAAAATGACCGTAAACGATCTTCAGTTAAACTCAAATTTGTTTGTGTTTGCACAAACAACTCTCGATGTTTGTGAGTTTCAATTAGCTTTTCATTGAGATACTCCCAGTTACTTGATAGTGTAGGTTCACCACCGTAAAAATAAAAAAACACACGCCTCCTATCCTCCGGTATGGTTCTCAACTTATCGATCACCAAATCACATTGTGCCCTAGACCACATCCTAGTCTTATTATCATACTCTTCACAAAACCAGCATTTGTGATTACACCTAAAACATGGTTTGAGTGTAACTTTAAGATCATACTCCGGCCAATGTGGCGTCTTAATTAAACTAAAGCTTTTGATTTTATGCTCCATCCACTTTTATGTTGTACTTGTTGTTTATTTGTAACTAGTTGGTTACCTCTCGCATGATCATACACATAATGATCGATAGGCTGGTTGTAATCATATCTATCTGATAGATATTTTGCATATGTAGACTGTATATAATATCCACAAAGTCCATGATTCTTGATGTTTGTATCCCGGGATGTTTTTATAATACTATAATGTTCACAGCGTCTCTCACTATGATATATACCTTGAGTATATAGTGATATCATGTCAATTTTACTACCGACACTGGAGGGTATATTTAAATCATTGACGATAATATCATCTTCAATAACTATATACCACTCGTCACTCTTCATACTATCCCAGATATTGATATGACCTTTTGCTACATCAGCATTTGAACAACCAGTCTCTGATATGTTCAAATGTATATCATAGTTGTACTCACTCAATTGTTGCTCCATTATCTTACGTCTGATACCACTGACTGGCTTATCACAAGACAGCATGATTATACTATATGGTATCATCTAATATATTAATGATATCATCGTCGAATTCAAGTGTGATATTATCAAAATTATTTTGTATGTCTTGTCGTCGGTATTTTAATCCGGTGTCTGACTCGAGATAATCATCATCTATGTCGTGGTACATAACATTTTTATTATAAAAAACACACTCAGCTGGTAGTCTAGGACTACAGTCAAATCTCTTTTGTAATGGGGTGTATATATAATCCGTAAATATATCAAACAGACCGTTCACCGGTGGTGAGATCACCGAACAACCTGACATGTTAAAATTATATAAATGATCAGAGAGTATGATATATCTATCGTAAGAATAACTCTCGATAATATCCATCAGTTGATCACGTGAAACATACCTACAGTTTCGTGTTGCATATATAAGAGCGGTAGGTTGGTCTGGTGATCTTGCTTGCTTCTTATATCTATTAAAATTAATTTTCTTAACATAATTAATAGACATGCTAGAATCATTATCACTATAAATTCTATTGTCTTGTAGTAATGTAATATTTGTATATTTTAAGTCATGATGTGTACATCTATTGCAACACCTGAAGGTCAATATATTGTCAAATTTTAAAACAACACCGTATTCTTGGAAGTGTGTTTTAATCAAACCGTCAACAAATAAAATATTCTTGCCAATTAAATATTTAGGCCTGTTAACAAACGTAGTGTCCTTGATGAGTTGTTCTACTTCAGTTTGATCTACTTGGTATTTATTTTTGAGTGACTGAATATACTCCGATATGTCCATTGGCTCACCAATTAATATTTTGACATTGTACCTCGATTTTAAAAAAAGATAGTAATCGAATATCTCGAATAAATGACCACACACACCATGTTTGTTGTTCGATAGAGGCCATGTCATCGAGATGTACAGGTCAACTGATTTATCTAAAATCACTTGTTATTCATAGAACCCATGACGAAAGTGATTTACATCACATATTTTCTTGCCAGCAACCGGTTGGGGTTTAAATCCGGTAACTTGTTTTTCAACACCATCACAAATATTATAATATTTACATTGTATACACTCTATTGGTTTTGTATACATCTTTTGTCGTTCTTGATACGCTTGTTCGAACGCCATATCTATTTTCTCTTTATGTGTATAAACTTTACTTACGTCAATGTCATAGTTGTATATCTCTTTGTTCCAGTCATATCTATCATAGATATGTTGATAATGATTACATACATGTGATTCATATCCCACCATATAGCAAAACGGTGTGTAGCGTACATTTATATATTTTATATGATCTTTAATTTTATCTATACAGCTCTTAATATTATCTGTCGCTCGTTTATAATTTATAGGAGTTGCGTTTGAGTTGTTTGTCCAATAATTGAGAGTTAAAAAATTAACTTCAATAGGGTTTAGTTTTTTAAGAGTTTCATGGTAGGTCAAGAGACCGTCAATATTTTTTTGATAAACAGTACAATTGATTCTAACAACTATATCATGTGCGTGTGCGTTGTGTATAGCCTTTATAATTTTGTTCCATGCACCTTTTCTGCCTACGATCAAATCGTGACTCTCTTCGTCATAACCATGTACACTGAATAATATTTCCTTAAGTCCATTTTGTTTGCTCTTGGTCAAAAACTCTTCACGAGCAAACGCCCAACCGTTTGATAGTGTGCTTATATGTTTAAATCTGTCATTACAATAAGTTAATATTTCAAACCAGTTTTTATGTATGCTGCTCTCTCCACCACTCAAATCAACTTCATCTATACCATACCCGTGTAACACGTCAATCCGGTTTTTGATTTCTTCAAAATTAGTCCTTATGTCGAGAAGTCCTTGATAGTAACAAAACTCACAATTATAATTACAAAATGTACCGGTATCTAATCGAGCTCTGTTGCATCTAGGTGTCTCATAATCCCTATTCAGTAATACGTTACTATATTTATTACAGCTATTCACTGTGTATATTATACACTACAATTAATCAGTTTGCACTAATGTATTTTGAACAATGAGCTTTAAACTGTCATCTATACTGTCATCGTCCTTGATCTCGATATACAAGTCATGTAAATCTTGTTTGGAGCAACATCTTATCATCTCATTCAATTGCTGCTCTCTCATCTTCTGCATGTGTTGCTCTCGATTTACAGCCAACTGTTCATACTCAACATCGTTTATATCATGAGGAAATTCAATGTTGTTGTTTGCTAAAACTTTCTTGGGTTTTGGTAACATTAAACTAGGCCAGAATTCTAGCAATTCATTCAATGTTTTATACTGAGTTAAATCTGAATCCTGTGGTATGTCTCTGAACATCTGCTTGATGGTGTTTATATCCTCTAAATCTTCTGCAGTTGCTCCAGCTTGTTTTGATTCCTCTTCTAATTGATCTAGTTCCGCGAATGATTGTTCCCGGTGTTCTCTTATCAGATCCATATAACAATGACGCGCGCAATCCATCTGCTCTTCAGTCAACTCATCTTCACATTTGTGATCAAGTGCAGACAATATACATTGAGTATCAACTTTGAATTTAAATAATTTTTGCGCCGCTACACCTGTCAAACCATGCCGGTGCAACTCCTCGCAACAGCATGCCCGGTCGATAGATTCATCACAACAACACTCAAGTTCATCCACCTCACAACACAATCCTTCACAAATAATTTCTGTCTCAGCTTGATTCATCTCTTTGATCTCATCACAGCAACTACCACATTCATCCTCTTTGACTTGATCATGACCATACAGTGTGGACTTAACTATCCATTCCAATTCTATTTCTGTTATTTGCTTGCGCACGCAATCATACGCTTTGATTGTTTTTGTGTTTTCATCCATCACTTGATCATCGATGATCGTATGGTACTCCTGTGGAACCAAATCTGGACACATGGTGAAATATTCATGCACCGTCTGATAGCCACTATCTTCGGTCTCGAGAATCACTCGTGAAATTTGAACACGCCCAATGACAAGTTCCTTTAATAGCTCTATATATTGTTGATTCATTATCTGTTCGGATTCTCTCCTATTGGTCCAGTCAGCACTCCGGAATATCCATATGATACTTTATAACCGTTGGTTGCATCTGATGTTTCGGTAATGTAGCGATCCATCTCCGGGTCACTTGGACCGTTCCAGAAATGATACCATGCACTCCAATAATTCACAGGCTCATTACTCGAATTTTTGGTAGGATACCAGTTGTCGTAACTTCCACTAGTTTGAGTATCCCGGAATCTCAGATGCAACGTGGGTCTATTGTTAGTGTTGCTTGGCGAACCTTGTGTCGTTTGTCCATCTCCTTGTCCTAAATGGTCGTAACCTCCACGTATCACACAATATGCACGTGATGAATTGGCGCTCGAGTAAAAATATGACCTACCTGGTGCAAAGTCTAAACCAACACATGAACCAGTAAGAATATCTGTCACTCTTATTTTGTATCGAGTGCCGTTGCCCAATGGTGTACCTTCCCACTGCTCGTGTTGCAATGGAGGATAACTACCGGAACCATAGTATGCCGTTGTGGCACTCACACTGTTGTGACCGAAGCTTGGATATAAGTTCTTCCCAGAAATTTTACCACTGGATACAATTACTCCATTGCCTGGGGTTGTTGTGTATACTCTGACCTTAGTACCACCAGTGCTGCCAGTAGACTTCCGGGCCGAGTGTGTGTGACCACCACCCTCTATCGACACATCAACACCACTTGTAGCTTTTGGTGTGCCTCTGCTATCGTCTTGCCACATCAAACCATGTGGTAACACACGTATACATGCATCATCCATCTCGCTATATCCTTTATTGTAAGTCTCTGCTGTGGCATATACTGAAACACCAGTTAAAGCCATTTTATCAAAGTCTGAGAACTTGACTTGTCCAGGTGCTGCACCTGGATTACTATTGTTTATAAATGGTGCACCATATTTTCTAAACCAGGTTCTCATCTCGTTTAGACTCATGTTGGGTCGGGTTGCATACCAATCGTTCGGGTTTTTCATTCTACGCATCACCGCGAAATCAGACATCCGAATGGAGTTGCTTATTTTAATTGGATTCCATTTCCAGGCCATAATATTATTTAATTTGTGATTTTAAATGTTCAACTTGTTCAGTCAATTCTTTAATACTCTGTATCAACAGTGGTATTATTTTTTCATATCTAACTGCTTTACTGTCATCACTGCGTGTTTCAACAATCTCCGGCAACACTTGTTCAACCTCTTGTGCAACTACACCCACATCATGACCTTGGTGTACATCTTGCTTGTTATTCCAGTCAAATTCATATCCGGTCAAGCTCAAAGTCTTCTCTAGTGCATTTTCAATAGGCTTCAGATTGTCCTTGAATTTAGCATCTGACGAGTGGTATGCTATGACATCGCCCTCACCATATATAGTTCCTTCGACAGTCAGGTTACCAGTTATAGTACCACCAGACATTGGTAAAAAATAATCATGTAGCCATCCGTATGCCTTGCCCCATATTTGCCCGCTGGTGTTTAAAATCATCAACCGTTTGCTAGCATCATCACCATTGTACAGCCACACAAATGGATAAGCACCATTGTTGCTGTATTGTGTGGTACCATCCGTGCGCATCACCACTTGCCTGGTGTTACCATAAATTTTAAAGTAATTGTTATCACCATTCTCTCTCAACCAACTATCATTAACATTGTATGTATGATTGTGTGTGGCGGTGGCGTAGTAACTGGCCGGTTGCCCGTTCAATTTCGCGCTGTCACCAGCTTTCAAACCATTGATGTTGTTAGCGATGTTACCAGTGTGAAGCAATGTCCTCATGGTTCCTCCATTGTCTTCCACACGCCAGTCATTGAAGCTATCATCCCATTGAAATGTTCTCCAACCATTGCTGTTATCATCATAGAAATATATGTTGGAATCTCCTCCACCATTCTCTCCTAAGTACAAATTACCATTCACGTCTCCTGTTTCACATGTCATTGTTTGTGTGGTGACTGATTCTGTACTGATTGTGGTTCTGTCTGTACCGGATGTGTTTTTGAAATACAATGCACCATTTTGATATCTCATGCGCACTTTATCATCAAACCACCAATCTTGCAACACGCTGTTGGTACCAGTGTTGTATATTTTAGTCATCAACATTGATGCATCATTACTATCACTGCTGTCTGAATCTTGTCCGGTGAGTTTTCTAACCTCCCAGTGTCTGTTTGGCCCAACATATGTTGATATGCTGCTGTTCACATGTGGTTTGAAGTGCCAGTCGTCTGCACTTGCGTAAATCTTGTTGTGTCTTTGACCTGAACTATAAGCAACATCACTGAAATGTATCTCACTACCACTGTACCAACCAGTTGTTATTTTTGTGGCAGAGTAGCTGTTCACATTTCTCAAGAACGAACTCTCTCCCAGATTGGACAGGTCTTGATCGATGGCATCCAATCGGCTGTCGACAGTGTCGACCATGCTGCTCACCTGGGATTTGTCATAAAATATATCATGCAAGTTGTGATGTTTGTATCCTGACACTGTACCATAATCACCGAAACTGATTCCGGTCATCACACGTGTGTTCTTGCCATAATCAGATGTACGTTTGCCAACCGGTAAGTAACTATTCTCTGTGTTGCTGCTGCCAGATGGACTATGAACCGCTTCAGACAGATCTGATGGTGACTGATCATCACCAAAATATCCACCGGTTCCTAGATTGAACAATTGAGGATATCGATGGTCAAGATTTTTTGATCTGATACCCATCACGTGACCGCCTTGGTTCAATGTGATACCACCAATAACCAACCCAGTGTTTCTGTATGTTGCAGGTGTGCGATCGTCGTCATCCACATCTGTCACCGGCATCAACTCATCAAAATATTTGTCATTGCTCACTGTGCCGCGAGCAAACAGTGTTTGAGCTCCCATGTTGTACATGCCGGTACCACGTTGGAATGGCAACACAAACTCTCCACTGCCACTCTTCCATGCTTCACTGGCCAAATTGTTGTGCTCGAATTGAATTCCTTTGTTGTCAACACCACTGTCAATCTTCACTGTACGTATGGTACCACCAAACGCTTGTGAGTAATCTCCTCGCAGCTCCACGATCTCACGAGGATCGGTGCTGCTTGTACCAACAGGTATTATGGATCCTGTGTCACATGCCCATGTACCAAATCTAGCAAACCACTTCTCGCGAGTCTCAAGATCTCCCTGCAAGAAGTCAGGGGCAAACGTGTTGTTTATCTTTATCACACCATCACTCTGACCGCCGGTTGATCCTGTACCATCTGTGTAATCAAATGTTATCCATTGACTGCTGTTGAGCTTGCTTGAAACTACACCTTTGGTGTTTGTACCCACCATGATGGATCCCTGCGTCAATGGCATGCTTTGCAATGGTTGATCTGTTGATCCATCATCATGATTCAACACAGTGTACAACACACTACCAGTTGTGAAATCATTGACTCCAGTACCACCACTATCCACTTCCATTGGTGCACCAGGATCGCCGTTTTCTTTTCGAATTTTGATACCAGTGAATGTTGGAGCGGATCTTGTGTCTAAACTCTGATTGATTTTATAAGCGTTGTATGCACCAATGTCAGCATCGCCACTGTCATACACCATCAACCCAGCCTCGAACACGAAGTGAGCATTGCCCTTGTAAGAGCGGCCTCTAAAATCCAATTCACCGTCTTGAGGTCTGTACGAATGAAACACAAGAGGTTTTGAAACTGGTATTGGATTGTCGAAAAACACACTGTCCTGACCGGCGAAATTTTGTGTGAATGTACTCTTGCCTGAGCCTGGTGTCCGACCAGTGGGTCTAATTATGTAATTGTCGTATGTTTTGTTCTCCCACATCTCCCGGTTCTGCCGGCTTTCCCAGTTGGTATAATACATTGGTGGTGCAAATTCAAATGTGCTGTGATCACCATTATCATCCCCAACACGTATGTAACCAGCGCTGAGATAATTCATGTGTGATATGTAAAATCCAGCCTGACCGGCGTCTTCTCCATCACCACCAGACAGTGGTTCATTTTTGGTGTCCGGGTCATGGTAACGCACATTTATATCAATTGTCTTATCCGAAAAATGTGTCTTGTCCACACCTGTGAATGCGAGGTCTGATCCGGATATATCCACTGGGCCCTTGAATGTGATACCATCCGGACGCACTAAAATTTTGCCACCAATGTTGATCGCATTGGTTGTTGCTGGATCATTATTGGATGTATAGATGTTGAGAGCTCCACTACCTTCATGCACGATCTCAGCATCTTCAGATTTGAATCTTAAATCGTATGTCGTCTCGATGTTACCTACCACCGGGTGGAACCAACGTAGATTTTCATGTCCAATTGGTGCAGTACGATCTCTACCGGCTAGTGTGTTTGCTAAATTGGGAATGTTGATATCCAGCGACTGAGCCGCACCGGAATTATCGCTGTCTGTTTCGGTCCATTGCCGACCGGTGCCTACTCCAGGTACATTGTCTATGTAATGTAAGTGATACTCACGAGCGCTTAATGCGGGTATACCACCAGGTGTGACTCCATCACCAATCCACAATCGTTTGGTGTCTAGTGTGAGACCAGGCTCTCCACTAGCTAATATTGTTTGCTTTCGATCAGAGTCATTCCCGCGACGGAACAGAAATTTAGTAATTGTTGTTGTTGTGGCCATGTATACTCAATTATTTATATTGTCATATCTATTTTCCAATGGAATTCTTAGTGTTATGTTACTATTATATATAGTATGAGTTCTACTAAAAATAATAAACTTAAATGTATTGTGACTGGTCGTCAGTTAATCGCCACGAAAGAATATTATGCTCGTAAAGTAAAAAAGGCGGGTGATGAGCAAAAATTACATGACACTTACATCTGCAGAGAAGCAAAAAATCTACTCAAGCAAGGCACATCAGTTGATAAAGTGAGAGAATTATTGTCTGCGACTATCGACTCACCAGTTGATCAATCAATTATCGATCAGATGATGCAAGATGAAAAATCTACACGCGTGAGGCGCATAAATAATATTGTTAACACAAGCAGATCATTAAATATAGTTACAGATCCTAAAGTTAAGCAATTTATAAATAAAATTTTAAAAAATGAATAAATCATACTCAGTACGCCCGGATGGTCCTGGAATGTTTGTTATTATAGACATGCAAACTGGTGCGTTTGTCAACAGATTCAATGTACCTGGAGAGTTAGTGAACGGTCCGATTGTGGGAGGAGACAGTTGCACGATCGTCACAAAAAACAACAACATGGCGATGGGATACATAATAAAATTACCAACCGGGCATATCATCAACAGATTTAACGCTTGATAATCATAAGTATCTGTACATGAGTGCAGATAAGAATGATGAAAGTCGTGACTTGACTAAACTAGAAAAAAGAATCGAAGATGAACTCGATAAAATCAGAAAAGAGGTCGACGACTTGTATGAAACCGTCTATAAAGGAAACGGGCATCCATCGCTTGTTACGAGAGTCAACAGCGTTGAGGGCAAACTACGCGGGTTACGTGAGCAAATGGACGAAAAAATATCACACCTGTCTCGTGAGCATAGTCTCAAATTCGAATCAATACATCAAAAACTCGAGAGCAAGTTCGGTCGTCTCGAGGGCTGGATAGACACAAAATTCAACAGCATGGAGTCGATGATGCGATCATTATCAGAGCAAAACAAGATCGATCGAACCGGTGGTTGGCAAATGAAAACAGCGATCATTGGTGGTATTGTCGCGCTTGTGGGATCAATCATAGCATATTTTTCTGGTAAAAGTCTTTGATATTTGGTCTTGAATAGACTAATATCTTATACACATGAATGTTAAGAAACGAAACGGTAGACTGGAACAATTTAACGAACAAAAAATACGAGCTTGTGTGGAGAGAAGCTGTATTGACAAGAACGGTCAATCGTATGATGGTGTTGATAGTGAAGCGGTTATGTTCAATGCCAGGATCAAATTGTTTGATGGTATAAGGACAAGTGAGATAGACAACAGCTTGGTCAAGAGTGCTCGAAGCATGATTGAACAAGAACCAAACTACAAGTATGTGGCAGCTAAACTGCTGATCAACACCATATATAAAGAAGTGTTTGGCACGGGTGTTGACAGTGATGCATTTGAATTGCAATACCGTACAACATTCATCGTGAATTTGAAGAAATTGATAAAAGCCGGTATTGTCAATAAAGAGTTAGCTCGCATGGATTTGAAATTATTGAGTGATCAGTTGAAGATCTCCCGTGATCAGAATTTTGCATATCTCGGATTACAAACAGTTTTTGATAGATACTTGCACCATATAGATGGTCAGAAAATGGAAACACCACAGGCATTCTGGATGCGGGTAGCCATGGGATTGGCGTTGCGTGAGGAGACGGATCGTGAGCAGTGGGCTATCAAATACTACAACTTGTTGAGCAGCTTTGATTACATGTGCAGCACACCTACACTGTTCAACAGCGGTGGCACTTTCAATCAGCTGAGCAGTTGTTTCCTGAGCACATTTGAAGACAGCATCGTTGGTATATTTGATGGTTTGTTACAAGAGGCTTTGAAAAACAAATACGCTGGTGGATTGGGCATGGACTTGACGAACTTCCGGGCCACAAACAGCTACATAACCGGAACCAATGGTGAAACTCAGGGTGCGGTTTATTTTTGGAAGCTGTATGGTGACATGTTAACAGCGGTCAATCAGGGTGGCAAAAGACGTGGCGCTGGATGCGCTTATCTGGAAACGTGGCATGCAGATATAGAAGACTTCATTCAACTCAGAAAAAACACTGGAGATGATCGCAAGCGAACACATGATATGAACACAGCTCATTGGATTCCAGACTTGTTCTTGAAGTGTGTCGCTGAAGACAAGCCATGGTATTTGTTTACAACGAATGAAGTGCCGGATTTGCATGACTTGTATGGTAAAGAGTTCGAGAAAAAGTATTATGAATATGTCAAGAGAGGTAAGGCCGGTGAGTTGAGAATATTCAAAGAAGTGAATGCCAAGGAACTCTGGAAAAAAATGCTCCGCAGTCTGTTCGAAACTGGACATCCGTGGATCACGTTCAAAGATCCTTGTAACATACGTAACCCACAACAACATGCAGGTGTGGTACATAGCAGCAATTTGTGTACAGAGATAACACTCAACACCAAAGCCACACAATATAATAAAAACAGCCGGAGTGTCAAACAATATGGTGAAACAGCCGTGTGCAATCTGGGTAGTATCAATCTAGCCAATCACATCAAATATACCGATAATGGACCGGAGATTGATTACGACAAACTCAAAAAAACCATCACCACAGGCAGCCGCATGCTTGACAATGTCATCGACATCAACTTTTATCCTACTGAAGAAGCTAAGCGTAGCAACACGACACATCGTCCAGTGGGCATGGGTAGCATGGGCTGGCATGATATGTTTTATGCTCTGGATATCAGATTCGATAGTGAACAAGCGGTCAAACTGAGTGGTCAATTGTACGAATACATCTCGTATCACACAATCGCGGCTAGCAACAAGCTTGCCAAAGAACGTGGCAGCTATCCAAGTTATGAAGGTAGCAGCTGGAGCAAAGGAGAATTTCCGATGGACACATACAGAACTCTCATGAGCACTCGTTCAGAAAGAGCTTTAGGAACGACCCGTGGAGATTTAGATTGGGAAGCTCTCAAAAAACAAGTAATCAAAACCGGAATGCGCAACAGCAACACAATGGCAATTGCACCCACCGCCACAATCAGCAGCATTGTTGGTTGTAGCCCCAGCATCGAACCATATTATAGTGTGTTGTATGTTTACAGCACACTGAGTGGAGAGTTCACCATGGTGAACGAGCATTTCGTCAAAGACATGAAATCATTAGGTCTGTGGAATCAAGAATTGATAAACGAAATCAAGAGAACTGATGGTGATGTGATGCAAATCAAATTGATTGATCTACCTGAAGACATCAAGCAGAAGTACAAGACAAGCTTTCAGCAAGATCAGTTCAAAATGATTGAATCAGCTGCTGCTAGACAAAGATGGATCGATCAGGCACAGAGCTTGAATCTATACAACAATCAAACCAGTTTGAAGTTCTTGAACGACTTGTACATGCATGCATGGAACCATGGATTGAAAACAACATACTATCTGAGAAATCAAGCTGCCAGCAAGATTGAGAAGAGCACCGTGAGCAACAGTTCGGATCCAGAACCAGAGAATATTAAAGCTTGTAGTTTGAACAGTCCCCCAGGAGAATGTGAAGCCTGTCAATAAATATTGACATGGCAGGTACTGATAAATCATACATAAGAAGAGCGACACCTATAATAACAACTAAGACCCGTGTAGATTCAACGGGTAAGTTAGTAACATATAGAGAATTAGACTTGTATCAATACAACCATACACCGGGTTCACACACAATGGACAATCAAGGCAAATGCACGAGCAACCCAGGAATGGATCTAGAATACTACCAACCGGAACAATACAGAGAACAAACAGTAACACAAAAATCTGCCATTGACACCACCGGGCGTTCTGTAACGTATGATGAGTATACAGATAGCACCGCCGGCCCACAAGGAATATACAATGGATACACAGGAAAGCAGGTATTTCTTCTGTAACTTGTTGTTATAATTCAGTACTTGAGAAAAAAAATATTTTTTTATTCAAACTTGCTGTTTTGCGCATATGTTGTATACTAAATACACACGTATGACACAACATTCAGATAAAATATTAGGACAAGATACAGCTGGTGTAAACCAGATATTACCACACACGAACAAATGGGCTTGGGATCTATACAAGCTAGGAAAAAACAACAACTGGACACCAGAGGAGGTACCGATGGTGAAGGACATACAGAACTGGAAAAAAGACAATGTTTTGTCTGATGATGAACGATTGCTCATCAAGAGATGTTTGGGTTTTTTCGCTGGTAGTGAGAGTCTTGTTGGTAACAATCTGTTCACCATGTTCAGATACGTTACTGATCCGGAATGCCGACAGTACATGAGCAGACAGATGTATGAAGAGTGTTTGCACAACGACACGATAGTTTATATATGTGACAGTTTGGACCTTGATATAAACGAGGTATACCAAGCATATGAAACGATACCAAGCATCAAAGCCAAAGATGATTTCTTGATGAAAATAACTAGCGATTTGGCAACCAATCCTGTGGACAGCCAAACACCAGAAGGAGTTCGAGAGATCATCAAAGCTGCATTTATTTACTGGATTGTTTGTGAAGGTACATTCTTTTTCAGTGGTTTTGCTATGCTATTGGCTCTGTCAGAAAAGATACCTGGTATTGCTGAGCAGATACAATACACTCTACGTGATGAGAGTTTACATATAAAATTTGGTACAAATTTGTTGAACAAGATACGTGAACAGCACCCTGATGTTTGGAACGAAGAACTAGATAATGAATTGACTGAATATCTCAAGGATGCAGTTAAGCTGGAAGTTGAATACGCAAAGGATGTGCTTCCAACCGGAATACTCGGTCTCAACGCGGAAATGTTTGTTGATTACATGCAACACATCGCCAATCGTAGACTCGAAGGTTTGGGTATGAAGTTCAGATACGATAAGGATGTTAATCCGTTTCCTTGGTTGAGCGAAACAATTGATTTGAGCAAGCAAAAGAATTTCTTCGAAACCAAGGTTACAGATTATCAAAATTCTGGAGCTCTTGATGATGACTTTTGATTGAGTTGCATTCACGTGTATCATACACTATAATAATACTGTATGAAAACGAAACTAAAGTTGTTGGCGCTAGTATGCGCTCTCACTATCAACGCAGGTGCTGCTGAAAGCGGTAGCAGTTTTCAAGGTGAACTCGGATTCGGGTACACCAGCGATTACTACTTCCGTGGAGCAAAAGTCTCCGACGAGAGCACTCAAGTCCAAGCCAAATTGTCCACCAATGTTGGAGTTGCTGATGCATTTGTGTCCGCATTCGCCAATCAAGGTTTGCAGTCGGTTGACAGTTATCAATTCGCTGTTGGTTTAGCTAAAAGCTATGGTGACATTGACCTGGAACTCGGTTACTTGCATCTTGAGGATGTGCCTGGAGATGCACGTGGTGAGTTGTTCGTGTCGTTGGAACTTGACATGTTGTTGAGTCCCAGTCTCACAATCAACCAAGATCTGGATGATAGTCTGACCAGCGGTGAACTCGGATTGAGTCACACCATCGATATCGATGTTGCTGATCTGACCATCTCTGGTGCGGCTGGTGTGTCTGACACGTTGGCTGGAGACACAAACTATTACGAGATCGGTGGTTTACTGAGTCGTGAGTTTGGTGGTCTTGTGGCAAGCGCTGGAGTTGATTATGTTGATGCAGAAGATGTTGACAGCGAAACAGTGTTTTCCGCTGGTATTGGAATCAAGTTCTAATCACTGGCACACTTAACGCCCCAACCCGTCATGGATCTCGGTTCATGACGGGTTTTTTATTAAATAATTACATGCGTTGGTTGTTGTTATTGTTATTGTCATCTTGTCAAACAGCAAAACTAACACCAGAACATACCTCGATCAATCGAACTGTAGAATTTCAACAAGAAATAGATGAGCTGATTGCTCGTGATGCTGACAACAAACATTGGGCCAGAGTGTATCTACATGAAATAGACCAAGCCATGCTGAATGATGACATGCCTGCATATGTGTTTTTTGTTGGAGAGTTCGAGAAAATACCACTGGAGATCGTGCCAGAAGAGCACCGAGATGAACCAGGATATGTTGCTGGTCCTAGCGCGTTGGAGTTACACTTTCGTTTGAGATGGTTCGAACAAGCGGTGCTGTTGTACAAGCAACACTCACAAAACGATAAATAATCATATGGTACAAATTGATCCAGACAAGTTAGTGATGGTAGTCATCGGTTTAATAGTGTCCATGATCGCATATTTCATCAAGAAAGAGAGCAACAAGCTAACAAAACTAGGAGACAATGTGCGCAAGCTACAAATAGATCTAACCAAGAATGAATGCAAGGACAGCGAGAGATGGTACTGGATAAACAAGCATCTAGAGGACAGACGTGAGGATTGCCGCAAGCTGTATGATCTACTGGGTAAATTGAAGGACAAGGGAGATAAGTAGGAAGCATGTGTCCATTATGGCTTCACGCTCCAAGAAGAACAAACCCAACCAGATGACCCAATAGAAATCACGTTGCATTATTTCTTGGCAACCTGTGTGATACCGTCACGTTTTCTATGACCACGCCAAGCAACAAAACCTCCCAAGCGTAACGCCCAGTAAGCCAGCTTGTTGAGTAACACGAATCCGTTTTGCTCTATGTTGATGTCACGAAATATTTCATCAGCACGTTTTTGTGTGAGTTTACCCAAGCTGCTCTTTTTACCTTTTTTGAGCAATGTTTGATACTTGTAAGCATAATCATGAACCAATCCACCGATAAGCAACACACCTGTTGGACTCAACCAGGCGCTCAGAAATTTAGGCACACTGGCTCCATCGAACTGAAAACCAGCTGGTATCACAAACTCGTCTTTACCCAAGCTGAAGTGAAAGTCCTTGGTTATCTCCCATTGCCTGACACCCAATAACCACATCCATATGGCACCAAAAAACCCTTTGTCTCGCGTGGGTATCAACATGGGACGCATGTGTGGCATCTCTTTGTATTTGAAATCCACGCGCTTCTCATGACGTGCTCCACGATCGAACAGATTCACCACAAATCCGATCAAAATCAACACTCCAACCAATGTGAATTGCCACCATGTCAGCAATTGCTCTTTGACGAAATCTACATACTCCATGTAGATATTTATGTCGATCAACCGAATTCTACCATCTACTTGCCAACCATTTGGCTGCAGCCATTGTGGCACCTAGTTCATCATATTTTTCCAGACCCTCGGCCCATTTCTTCTCATCAAATCGTTGAGCAGCACGTAGTGCGTTTTCTCCAAAATGTTTGTGGAATTTTTTGCCAAAGTACGCGCTGCTGTTTTTCACCAGGTCCATGGCAGTTGCTGGTTCCACTTGCCAGTAACTCCGCGCGGGTCCGCCTCCATCTTGCACTTTGGTTCGATATCCACTCTCCACTGCTCCTGTGTGTCTCAAATATTCAATCAACTCTTCACGTGTTTTACCCTCGTCACCAGCAAATATATCAGCTGCTATCTGTATGGCTCGTTCAGCATCAGCAGGCACTTTGTAACCAGCATCAATCACTTGTTGTGCTCGACGCTCTTTGGCTGGATCGTTGCTGGTCTGATAATTGGCGCTCCAATCTTTCACAAAACCACCATGCAAGCTGCTAGCGGCCATCGCTGCTGCGCCCATCATGCTGCCCAATCGACCCTCGCTCACACAATACTGTTTGAATGTGATCACTTCTTCTTGCCGCCCTTCATGTTCGCGCACCAATGGTACATCTTGCCTTTCTCACCACCACTATTTTTGGCTCGTTTGCGCAAACTGGCAACTGATCCGTTGCAACTGGCACCTGCTCTTTTGACTCGACCCGGACGACTCTTGCCTTTTTTCTTGCCGTCCTTGAAATTTTCACCAAACATTTGTTTGATGTGATCTGGTGCGACATCTAAATTGAGCATTCTCACTTGTACGAGTTGTTGTGTCTTGATGGCTTTGACCAATCGATGCTGACCGTCTAAAATTTTTGTAGGCTTACCGCCTCGGATACCTACCACTATTGGGTAGTTCAAATCTGCCCGGTTGACTCGTTCCGGATCCCGTTCTGTTTGTATCAACAGATGTTTCAACTTGTTTGGATCCGCTTGTTTTGGGTCTGAAGCCAGGTCAAGTACATCCTTTAATGTTATTTTTACATCACCATCAACCCATTCAGTATCAGCACCAACATTCTCGGAAAAAAATTGTTTGAATGTTTTCACACTCTAATCACAATCCTTCACCACTCATATAATCTTTAACTGTTTGATGATGTATATCATCCTCTGGATCCTCTTCATCTGGAGGACCATGTTTGATGTAATCTAGAAAATTACCATCTGCTAAACCCACAATTGCGTACCCGAGATCATGCTCGATCGTACCACCCATGCCATCTCCGTCAGATCCATATGATTTGAAATTGTCATTTGGTTCTATCACATAAAAAGAGCCTTCCTGACCTGGTTGAAATTTGGCACTCATGCCCCCGGGGAGATTAGCTAATGCCTGATCTCTCTGCTGTTCGTCTGTAAAAGCACCATCTTTAGGTCCTTTATATAGATATTTTCTACCGTACTCATCTAGCTCTTCTTGAGGTGGTCTCTTCAATTTCAAGCTTGTAGATTTTGTTGGTTCTGGTTTCTTGCTAGGATTTTCATCCGCGAAGTCCATGAAATCATCTTCAATTCCTTCTCTTGTTGTTATATATGATTCCCAGATAAGTTGACTTTCTTTGTCTTTGCTCATATACTTATTTATTATGAACAATGTGCTTATCACGGGAGGATGCGGTTTTATCGGTAGTAATTTAATCATACATTTACTGAAAAATCACAGGGACATGAACATCGTCAATTTGGACTGCTTGACATACGCAGCAAATCCTGGTTATTTGGAGAGTGTATATACTGATGATAATTACGTGCTAGTGATGGAGGATATTCGGGACGAAAAACAAGTTGAACGGGTGATTAAAAAATATGAAATAGACTCGATCATACATCTTGCTGCTGAGAGTCATGTTGATAACTCGATCAACAATCCATCAGAATTCGTGAGTACAAACATCAACGGCACCATGGTGCTGCTAGAAGCGTTCCGTAAATATTGTACCGGGCGGTTTCTGTATGTATCCACAGATGAAATTTATGGCGCGTTAGGACCAACTGGAGTGTTCACAGAAACTTCTCCACTGGCACCGAACAGTCCGTACAGCGCTAGCAAGGCAGCTGCAGGATTGATGGTCAGAAGCTATCACAAAACATTTAAACTGAATGTGGTTACCACCAGTTGTAGTAACAATTACGGACGACATCAGCATCGAGAGAAATTGATACCAACTGTTATCACAACCGCACTCAATGGAGATCCCATTCCTGTTTACGGTAACGGTAAAAACGTTCGTGACTGGTTGCATGTGGATGATCACTGCCGGGCGATCGATTTGGTGTTCAGATACGGCAACGCTGGTGAAACATACAACATTGGAGGCGACAACGAGGTGAGCAACATCGATCTAGTCAAGAAAATATGTGGTGTTCTGAATAGGCTCAAGCCTGCTGACGCACCATATGAAAATCAGATTTTGTTTGTTGAAGATCGTAAGGGTCATGATTTCAGATATGCTGTAGATGCAACCAAGATAAAAACTGAATTAAATTGGTGCCCTTCTGATAATTTTGATCTATTATTAGAACAAACAATCAAACATTATGTATAATTTATGCTGCATCAGCTTAGCGCTGAAAAAACAAGGACACAATCACCGAGCCATGAGATACACGCAGTTCGAGAAACACGATCGAACAGATGCATTACAAACACTAGGTGAACGTGCATTAGAAAATCTACAAACCACTCTGGAGACCATGAAACTTGCCAGAAGCAACGGCTGGGGTTATCGCATCAGTAGCACGTTGTTTCCGTTGTTCAATCTAGAAAAGGCCAATGTGGGTCTGGATGACTTACCAAACGCCACCATGATACAAGACAAATTTGCTGAGATACGAGCATTCACCAAGCAATTTGCTCCGTCACAATTCCGGCTCAGCTTCCATCCAGATCATTTCAATGTGTTGTGCAGCGCCAATGATGGTGTTGTTGATCGTACAATAGGTGAACTGGCACATCACGGCTGGTTGATGGATCAGATGGTGGAACACAGTCGCAGTTACTGGTACCCGTTGAACATACACATGAGTCGCAGCGCAGGTGATCCACAAGATATCGCCAAGAAATTCATCAAGAATTTCGATCGACTTGATGATAGTGTGAAATCTCGATTGGTGTTAGAAAACGAAGACAAAGGCCTATGGAGTCCGGATCGGTTGTACAATTTGATACACAAAGAGATTGGCATTCCAATCACATATGACAATTTACATCATCGATGTAATCCTGGTGAATGGAGTGTTGAGGAAGCGTTCGAGAGATGTTACGAGACCTGGCATGCTCATGGATGTTGTCCGTTGTTTCATTTCAGTGAAGGTGGTGCCAACGACAATCCGCGAGCACATGTGGATTTTGCCACGAGCACACCACAAGCATTTCGTGACCAATTTGACACCACAGTGACTAAAAATCAATCGATCGATTGGGATGTGGAGTTGAAACAAAAAGATTATGCTATCAATCACCTACAAGAAATGGAACAAAAACAATTGATTGCCGCATAAATAATTACATGCAGGACAAGGATCAAAAATTAATTTGGGAATCATACACAGCTGTTTCCAAGCCAAAATTCACGAGCAAAGAGCGTGATCGCTTGATGGGTATGGATAAGGAGACACCCAAACCGGTGCAGATCAAAGTCAAGAAAGAAGAAAATGACGGGCAGTTGAAACAATTGAATCCTGCGGAAATCACCACAGAACATTTGATGTATCCTGACGTGATGCCTGGAGAACATTTCGAGGAAGATCACTTGACCGAGCTGCCACATTTTGCTGAAACATATCATGCAACAAGCAAAGAATTGATGAATGAAGCTGAGTATGATAAAGAAGAAGGTGATCTGATTCCTGAACAACCAGCAGTGTTCACTGCGAGTGTCAAATACGAATTTACTGATGATGAGAACGAAGGTGTTGTGATCATATATGCTAATGATTTCATGACTGGTTTTTATGTTAATTCTAAAACTCATAAGCAATTAGAAGATCGACAAACCGACCGACTATTCAATTCAGATATCACCTGGAATTATGGCACATCACAGCAACCAGCCATGAAGACATTGAATCCTCGAAACATCACCGTGAGAAAATATGAAGAGATGAAAGAAGAAGAGGGTTCACGGTATTCTGATTATTGACGATAAAAATAGTTGACTACTGACTTCATAGACGTTATAATAAAGGCTATGAAAGATACACTAGATAATATTAGAGGTCTGGTAGGTGGTGTGACAGTGTTGCTCCTCTCCGTGTTGGGCCTTCTGGTAGTTGGACAGGTCGTTTTCGGCCCTGCAGCTAGTCTTAACGTCATCGGCAATCTACAGTCGGTTGTAAATGGTTTTGTTGGAGCAGGCGCAAGCCTCACCGGCATCATCACACTACTACTGGTGGTATGGTTGCTTCAAACCAACATTTCCAGTAAGAAATAACTGGACCCGGACAGGCCACTCTGTCAACCCCTCTTCGGAGGGGTTTTTTGTGGCCATTTGACTGATCTGAATTTATAATATATAAATAATTCGGGACTGTACTGGATTCGACGTTCATTGAAAGTTAATTGCGGCAAGTAAGAGAGGTGCCCGGCTCTTTAAAAAGGCACACAAGTCATTAAATGGCGAAGGTTATTACACCGTTGAGGACTTGCTTGAAGCAGCTCGTGAAGAGTACGACAACATGGTCGACTTTGAGAGCGCTTCGCAAGAGCTCGCAATGGCAGCATAGTTTGCTGTCTCGAGTGTCAATTGAAGCTTGATAGATTGAACACTCGTCACCATCAAGCAACCACAGCGATTGGCGGATGTGACGCTGTATAAAATACAACTCCGATAAGCTGTTGATTGCTGAATCAAATCAACTAAACTTGTGAATGACGCGTTGACCGGATGTGTTAACGGACGCGGGTTCGACTCCCGCCAGTTCCACCACTTTCAATAATAAAACGTAGAAAACACGTAAAAATTAATATATAATTATATAATGAACGAGTTACCAAGAAGACAATTTATAAGCGAGTTAGCTAAGACATGTTTGGGTGTAGGATTGTTGCCGCTGACTGGTAATTATATACACGCTGATGACCTAGGTCCATCAAAACTAATGGCACGTGCCAGATCAGTTATATATTTGAACATGAGCGGGGCCATGAGCCATGTTGATACATTTGATCCCAAACCCGGGACTGATCAAGCCGGACCAGTTGAAGCTATACACACATCAGCTGATGATATCATATTGTCACAATATCTCCCTACTATCGCACAACACATGCACAATGCAGCGTTGGTACGATCAGTTACAAGCAACCAAGGCGCACACATGCAGGCTGGTTATCTGATGCACACAAGCTATCAGAAACGTGGAACTATATCACACCCCACATTTGGTAGCTGGGTTGCGAAACTCAAAGGCAAACTCAACTCGACCATACCGGGTTTTGTCAAGGTGGGTGGTGGTTATGGTAGCCCTGGTTATCTGGAGAGTCAGTACGGCCCGGTGCCCATCATGAATCCACGCGCTGGGTTGGCAAATAGTAAAAAGGCTGATTACCTGACTGATGATAATTTTGATGCGAGATTGAACATGGCGAGCATTTTGAATAGTGAGTTCCGAGAGAAATTTCCAATCAAAAAGGTACGTGCTTATTCGGATCTTTACAAAGACGCAGTTCGATTGATGAACAGTAACGACATCAATGCATTCGACATAACACAAGAGCCTGAATATATACATGAACTATACGGAACATCTAATTTCGGTCAAGGCTGTTTGTTGGCTAGGAGATTGATTGAGAATCGGGTTCGATATGTTGAAGTGACACGCGGAGGCTGGGACACACATGATGACAACTTCACGCGAGTTGAAGCCAATTGCGCTGATATAGACAAGGCCATCGGTGCGTTGTTGTTGGATCTGGAGAGAAGAGGGTTGTTGTCAGAGACACTTGTTGTGTTGACATCTGAATTTGGCAGAACACCAGATATAAATCCACGTGATGGTAGAGATCACTGGCCCAATGCATTCAGTGCCATGTTCGCCGGAGCGGGTATCAAAGGTGGTACAGTTTACGGTTCCAGTGATGAACACGGAAAGCGTGTTGCAGAAAATCCACAAAAACCAGAAGATTTGAACGCCACTATCGCTAGGTTATTAGGTATATCAACACTCGATATACATTACTCTCCAAGTGGTCGACCGTTCAAAGTTGCTAATGAAGGTGAACCAATCATGGACATAATCTTGTGAAATATATAGATTTAACTGAGATGTGGCAGGACCACATGTACTTTGAGGTGGGTCAATACATCAAGCATGCCGGGTGGACCCCACGAGAAGTGGCTGAATTTTGTGCATATTTCTGCAAATATTTAGGAACAAAACAGTTAGAGATCTTGTATAAGTTCATATAGGAGCATAAATAATAATATGATAGACAAAGATCAACATCTCTTGTGGGAAGCATACATGGCAGAAAAAAAAGCTGACAAAGATCATGACGGTGATGGGGAGATAGAATCCTCTGAAGATGAGTATCAAGGCAGCAAGGACAAAGCAATCAAAAAAGCGATGAACAAAGAAGCACATGACCCTGAACATGATGAAGACGAGGAGGTGCAGGAAGAGATGGACAACATGCAGTTCTCTGCAATGGGCCGCGAGAATCCAGAACAGATGGTGTTCAATGCTGTGTTGAGCTGGATGCGTGCAGATACAGAAGGTTTAGTCACTCCAGAAGACTATGAAAGTTACAGCATGAGTGATGCATTTGATGATGCAAAAGAATTTATCCGTGACTCACTACAAGATATTTCATTTTCAGAGATTAGAGCACACTTGAATGACACAGTGAATCTAGGAGATCCGGAAGGGGCCGCTTTTCAACAGTCCGTTGATGATGATATCAGACGTGATGATAGCCGGTTGCAGGATGCACCACCACGTGAACCTGGTGTATGACGCTAAGACAACTCATACAACAGATCATTGAACTAGACAAGTTCAAAGAATTATCAGAGAAGATTGTCGAGTTACATCCTGAGTGGAATGACAAGAGTAAAGTTGAAGTGCTCAAGACATACAGACGTGTAGCACAAGAAATAGAAGATCTACCTGGTGATGATGAGCTCAAGGGACACGTGATAGGCATTGATAATATCGATAACCAATTATTCGGTAAAACTGAGAATTGGACTGATGTACATTTACTGGATCCAGAAGGTGATAAGTGGGCTATTGACATGACAGACTGGAATGGTCTTGTGGATTTAGAAATCAAAGACAATGTATGTGAGACGCTAACACAACGTCTAGCGTGTATATTGTATGAAATCACCTTTTGGGGAACCACGAGAGCGGCTGTGATTAACGAATCTAGACAATTGGAAAAAATTGCCAGAGATAAAGACAATCTTATAGAAGTTACCATGGAGGAATTTCTAGCAGAGGTCGATACTCTTAAATAACTATCTAGTTGCAAATTGCAGTTGTTTACTATATTATATAGTGAAATGACTAAGTACTTTTGTGGACCAAAAACTAACAATAGGTGGTTTTCTTTTAGGTTGTTTGATAATAACAGCTACAATGCTTGCATACAATAGAATTGAGAAGCTAGAAGATTTAGTAAGAAAACAACAAGAAACAATTGACATGCAAACCAAAGCGATCAATTTACGGAATTTTGAGAATCAAATGTTACGTAACATGCTAGGACCTCGCAATTGAAATATAAAGAACCGACCCCGGAAATATATAAAGTAATATACAAGCTCACTAAATGGAAAACAAAAGGTGAGCGGTATTTTACTGAGTTCTCCGCCCAAGGCGCGTTTGATGATTTTTGTTATGCATTTGTAAACGGTCTCGTAAATAGTAACAGTGTTACTCTATTTGATGTGTTTAAATATGACAGATACGCTGACAAGTGGTATCGTGAGACTGATACTATACAACATCTACCTGATTATTGTAAGAAACAAGGACGGAAGATTAAACTGATCAAGCAGTAAACTTGTTTTTCTTGACCTTGTCAGCGCTTGTTACTACTTCTACCTTGTTGGCGTCTGCGCGATAGTTTGTCTGGTTACAGTCCTTGCCGGTTTCTCTGACTAGGTCATTAGACTCCATCAAATGCATCGCAGCATTCTTAAATAGGTGACTATGACCGTAATCAACAACATGGTCATCATTACTATCAGATATGAGCGTCAGTGTTGCTCCAGTCCAGCTTGGATGTGCCGTGCCATGTGGACTGACCGAATGACCACCTCCTTTTAGATTACATTTGAATGTCAATCCTTCTAATAGTTTGCTGTATATTCTAGCCTTTTCAGTTTCATGCATCTCTACTGGTGCGGTTATGTGATGACAGCTTAACTCACCCTCGACATGTAAACCACCACCAATAACTACATTTTGACTTACTCCTAAATTACTATCCACCAAAACTTGACCTCTGTCACGCTGGCGTATGCTGATAATATCTGACACAATACTCAATCTCTTGCCACCATCAATATTAACTTCGTTCTGACTGCCAATATTGATTTGATCACCACCCATGTTGATCTGGCTACCACTAATCTCGACACGACCATAGCTTTTGATGCTGATGCCGCCAGCTCCTACTTGAACATTCCACCGGTTAGCTACGTTCAATGTGCTTGTTCCTCCTGGCAGGTCGTCAACGTGTACTGTTTCAATTAATGGACTTGGGCCCTGATTCACAAAAACTCCTTGCTTGTGTACAATCACTCTGTCGCGGAACATTTTACCAATTGGATCAGTACGGATACTAGGAAAATTGTTCATCACTAAACCTACGTTTTCAACCTTGTGTTTAGCGATGTTTATAACCTCACTACCACCTAGCCCTAACTTGCTTTCTATTGGTGCAAGTTCTTTCGTCACACTCTCGAGCAACTGTTTAAAATTGGTATCATTCTTTTGTTCCTCTGCAAGCCACTCACCTTCCATGCTGCTTGGACTGATACCAGATCCACCACATGCTGGACATGTCTCACCGAACACCATTCCGTTGGTGCCTAGATGATCGTTTGCACTTTGATACACATTTAGGTTCAATGTGAACAGTACTGTTGTTGCGTCTGATGAAAATCTGCCACGTGGATCAAAATAACCTTGAGCTCCATTTCTTAACGTTGCTTGAAAAGCTCCGTCATATTGTGAGTATGTGTCTGTCATGTTCGTTTTGACAAATGTATTGTGTTGTCGCCAATAACTGATTCTATCCTTGTCATTACAAACCGGACACGCCACTGGCTTGCCGGCTCGCTTTTGATCGATCAATCCGTTCTGACCAGGTGTACCATCAACACGTTGAATCTCGAACAACGCTTTAGTATGAGCTAGTGGTTGCATCACTTCTCTCCATTCCAGCATGTGATTAAAATTCTGATAACCAACCTTATGATAATAATCTCCTCTCACAATATAATCTAGATCTCGCTCGGTGTATATATTTCTATAGCCACGTACAGTGTCGTAATCATCCTCTTGTACTAGCCTTTGATTGCCATGAGATGCAAATTGTATGTTGGTGTTGTTGTTCATCTCTATAAACGATCCACTGTAGTGTGTCATTTTCAATATCTCTCTGTTGTCTGTGTTGATGAATTCTAATGTACCACCTTTTTGGTTTATCACGTATTTGTTACGATATGTCTCTGTGTTGTTGTTGAACACACGCTCTTCATCCTTGCTTATGTTTTCGTATGTACCAGGATAATCTATACCATGTGAGTCGTGACTATCATATATACCCTTCCAATCCTCACGCCCATGCATCGCGGCGAACATCACAGGTTGTAGTGGGTCACCGTCTTGAAAAAACACCCACACATGACTTCCCACATTCGGTATACTGAAGCTTCCCTTGGCACAATTGCTATATGTGTTAGGCTGATAACTCCATGCATACTTGTTTGGTCTGTTCACTCCATTCAAACGATCACCTACAGGTAATGATTCAAATGGTTTTGATTTGTCCTCGGTCATGTTGTCTGGGTCATCAATGTTAGTAAATGCATCATGAGTCCATGTCGAGTGATTTTCATACACTTTACCAGGCTTTTCTCCTATATGCTCTGTGTTCAAATTGTACTTTTTCTCCACGTCTGTTCGATGCTTATTAGGTTCTAATGTTTCACTGCGATTGCTGTCTGATATTGTGCCTAACTCATCATGTGCATTGTAACGCCCGCTACCAGTAGCTCCAACAGATGGCATGGCGTTTTCTGCCCATGGTAGTATAGTTTTGAGTTCTGGTAATATTTTGTTTAGATCACTTTTGATATTGTTACCTAAAAATTTAAAACTCTTGTCGGATATTTCTTTGAACCAATTGTTATATACATTTGCTTGTATGTGCGGTACATACACTTTGACACGACCTCGATACTCTGGATCATTGTTCTGTATCACTATACCTAAATACATTCCTGGATATGTTTTCATAAATTATAAAGTTGATTTTGTAAATCTGAAGGGTACTTGGCTTCAAATGCACCTTTAACTGCTGATTTATACGCGTCAATAGCTAACTTTTCTTGTGCACGCCGTTGATCGTATCCTATACTTGTTGGGAAATATCTTCCGAAAATTGGGTTAGGTTCACTTAGAGTTGTTATCCAATAAGCACCAACATTCACCGTCACTAACTCTGCACCGCCTACGGGATAATATTTACTTTCTAACAAAAATGCACTGAATACCGCCATCATTCTAATAGGATCAGATAAATCCGGATTGTCAGCCCATGAGCGGTCTCCTGCTTTTGTTTGACCACACTGTCTCGCGAACACGCCAGCAAGCTCCCGAATGTTAAACGTGTCTAGATCTTCATTCCAAGGTGCAATGGCATGTGGATTGTATTGATATGTTGTGGATATGATCAAGTCTGGATGAAAAGTATCATAACCATTCTCAATCGTACCATCCTTGTCTCCTCCAGTTTGTAGCTTGGTTACAAACTCACGCCACATCTTATCATACACATTCCACCGAGCAACAGGACTATCATCCGCTGCTGGAATTGTGACAAGATTTGAAATCCATGAATCAACATAAAACAATCGTTCCGGGGTTGGCGTTTTTTTAACTGTGTTTAGTGTTGGTTGTTGAGTCTTGGCTTGCACATCTATTTGGTCTTTGTCTTTTTCTGCAGCCGAACCGGTTGCTTTATCAGTGGCGTCCGCCTTTACTTTGTCTTGAATCTCTTGTGATTTTTGCTGTTTAAAATCTGAGTCTCTTGCCATCTTGGCACGATCTTTTCTGGACACATCTTTCATGGCAGTTGTTGCAGATTCAGTCATGCTTTTATTAACATCACTGGCTTGTGATATATATTTTTTTGAGCATGCATCATTAGACAATTTTGATTGTAAATCTGACATCTCACCAACACCATTGGCTTTACTCGCGATATCCGCTTTCAATTTGTCTGCCTGTGACAATTTAGCTTTAGGGTTGAGCGATTTAAGTTGACCTTTGAGACCACTGATGCCGTCAATCACACCATCAACTGTTGATGTTATTGTGTTGGCTATACCTCCAATTAACTCACCGACTTTACCGGCGATGTTTTCTGGGCTCAGCGCGGCAGCAGCGTTTTTCAAATTACTACTCACCAATCCCCCAACGTTGCTCATGGCTGAACTTAATCCCTTGCCACTAGCAGCGGATTTTATCTTGTCGATAGTACCACCAACAGGTGGTTTGATGTTGCTGGGTAGATTCTCAATCGACGGAGGTGTGGGTGGTTTTAAATTGTTACAGGACATGTACGGTATTATTTATACCGAAGTTCTTGGTTTTCACCGTTGTTTCAGCTGCTCAATCTCTTGCTTGAGTGTGTCTATTTGTTCTTGCTGTGCTTTAATACTCTCGATCAACAGAGGCACAATCTTGTCATATTTGACTGTCTTGTATTCATTGTCACCAGGAGCCGGCTCGATCACTTCCGGTAATACTTGTTCAATTTCTTGTGCTAGCACACCCACTTGCTTCTTGTCTTGAGATTGACCGACGACCTCTTCGCCCTTTTTATTGAAATTGAATGTGTATCCGTTTATTTTTGACAACTTCTCAAGAGGATTTTGTATCAATGTGATGTTCTCCTTGAGTCGTGCGTCAGATGCGAATGCCACTATATCACCAGCGCTGTACAGCGTTTTATTGTCTCTGGATATGTAGAAATGAGAACTACTATACATTGTAGTGCCTGAGTGCCACGTCAACCTATAGGTGTTACCACCAGAGTCGCTAGAGTTCACAGTCACTTTACTAGCCGTGCCAGCTGTAGTGGCTGAACTGGCTGAACTGGCTGAACCGGCTGAAGATGCATAACCTACTTGACATTCTCCATGAAAGGTATCACCGACATAACCTCGTAAATGCCAATAAGAACCAGTCCAGTGAGTTTGTACACTGTAATCACTGTTACCGTCCCTACGAAACAGTCTTGTTGGTCCTCGTGTGTTTCTAGTGTCTGAATTCAATGAGCTGTTGTTGGCAGTTGACACGTATCCGCTGCCCTGTCTACCATCCAACAGATCCGCGTCTAGTCCACTGCCACTACCATCATTACCAGCGTGCCAAATTGTGTGACCATTTGCATACAACAGAGTCTTGTTGAAGTAAAAACTACCACGATCAGTGTATATATGACAATGTGAAGTGTTTTGTGGACCTATGTCACAATATCCGCTGTTGGTCTGTATACGTATAGCATTGCCGCTACCTTCATGTATTCTGGTGTTCGTGTTATTAATGTATAAATTAGCTCCGGTGATGGTTGTGAAAGTGTCGCTTGTGTCACTCCTGAGAAACTGACTTGCTTGCAAACCATCAACTTTATCAGCATCTAATCCACTACCACTACCATCATTACCGGCATGCCAGTTGGTGTTACCAGCGATGCTCGGATTGGTGCTGAAATACAATGCGTTGCTGTTGTATGTGAATCTTATGAATCCTTGATTGGGCGTACCAGTTGTGCTGTTCACACCACCGGTGCCTATGTATGAACTTCCGTTACCGTTGTATGTCAAATACAACGCTGCTGTTCCGGATCCAGATATGTTCGCGGATTCACCCAAACCGATCATGGCACCTTGATTGGTCCAATTGTCACCATCACTGGGACTGTCCAGTATCAACACAGGCTTGCCTTTGACCACTTGCATGTCTCGTGTTGCTGTGATCGTGGAGTTATCAACACTAAATCTCTCGGATCCACCGGTGACAACCCGCCAGCTATCAGCTGCATCAAACTGTATGTATGTGTTAGTGTCCCCATCATGGATGATCTGATCACCGACATATATGTCTCTCACACCCTGCAAGTCAAGATCATGGAACTCAACACCACTGGACGTGGTTGTTAATCGATCATTACTTGCATGATACAACTTGGTGTACCCGCCTTCTTGCATGAGAATATGCCATTGATTATCTTCATCATTGTATATACCAGCAACCTCACCGTCGGTCATGAGGCTCCAACGACCTTCATTGCCACTGTTGCGGATTTGTATTCCACCCCAAGTACCGGTGGTGCTTGTTATCTCCAACAGATCAGCACGATCCGCACTCTCTTTGAGTTTTATGTCTCCAATGGCAAGTGTGTTGCTCACCTTGGTTTCACTGTTGCTCACTTCAAGTCTCTCACCACCACCAGTCACCACACGCCATTGATTCTCTGCGTGAAATTGCATGTATGTGTCACCATCACCGCGGTGAAGGATTTGATCCGGTACATATAAATCTGATTCGAAATACACGTCACTACTACTGTAACTATAGCCAAACACTTGTGTACGCGTTCCGGCATTCATCCGGTAGAATCCTATCCAATCGGCTATCTCACCGCTCGCGAAGGCAGGGGATCCATCACCATTGTAAAACATACCACCACCATATGCACCATCCTGTGTCACTTCGATAGCACCGATGCCTTGTGCTCCGTCCATGCTCGCCCCAACACGCAACATGGTGGTCTCACTATCCCAACCGCGTATATCCAATGCAACACCTGAGGTTTGCGTGTTTTCACGAGCGTTGATGGTCATGTGACCATTCTCGTTTATAGTCACATATCGGGTAATACCATCACTGTAACTTTGACTTGTGCCTAAATGCAAACGACTACCACTACCATGCATGCTCATGAACACACCACCTTTCGGTTTGGTTGAGTTGTTGTTGTCTGTTTGCCAGAAAATACCAGGTGTGAACGCGTCTGATGTATAATTGGTGCTGATCAACAATCCAGCGTTACCAACTGCATCAGAATATGTGGCGCGGGATGTATTTTGACTCTCTTGTATATCCAACCTGGCCAGTGGTGTTGTGGTACCCAATCCAGCACGACTGTTCACAAACAGATGGCCCACACCAACTTTTGCGTCTGGAGTAGTGTTCACATTTGTGCCGGCTCGCGAAAATCTGAAGTGACCATATTCACCATTATCACCACCTGTCGGATAATATCCAAAATCTCCCCAACCGGTGTTGTTTCCATTGAAACGTATGTTACCGGAATAGCTGTTGGCTCCAAAACCAGCTGTGTCAGAATTTGTTCCAATGAACATGCTCACTGTGTTGGCTGGTGTGTCCAGATACAACGGGGTGTTAGTGGTGGAGCTCGAACTTGTACCGGTTCTCGGTACAATGTGCAACGTGCCAGTGGGTGTGTTGGTTCCGATGCCGGTCTTGCCGTCACCTTTCACATACAATCCGTAATGCGTGGTGTGGCCCTCTAGATATGCAACATAACGACTAGCAGCAGCATTTGGCATCAAGCTCAAAATACCACCACCCGCGGTGGTGTGATCATTTCTGAAATAACCTGCGTATTTATTTTCATTGGTGTACACATGTAGCTTGTTTGTTGGATTGGTATTCACACCCACATCTCCAGTGGCACCATCGATGATTATCCGGCTTGTTGTTCCTTGTGTTCTGATGTGTACATCCTCATTACTTGATGTGCCGATATACAGTGGTGATCCGGAAGAGACAATCTCGTTACTATCAATACCAATACCATCTGCGACGGTACCGGCCAATATCCGTGAGTTGCTTAAATTTGTACCAGCAATAGTGCTTGTGGACTGAAGAACTTGCAAACTAGCTTCTGGTGATGTTGTACCGATACCCACACGACCATCTTGTTTTATCGTGATCTTCTCGGTGGAGCTACTAGCAAAGTCATTTGTTGTGAAAAACCCGAGTTCAGATCCATATGAATCAGTGTCGAAATCTTTTGTGGCACGAGCATGTATACCAGCGACATCTACCACACCATGGTGAATGGCACTTTCACTAGAAGTGAAGCCTATCATTCCCATGGGTTGTGGGAACGATGAACCAAACGCTTGTTCTGGTCCTTCAAGTATGAACTTGACTGGGTCTCCACCAGGAGCACTTGTCATGTTTCTCACATGCAACTCACCTTGTGGATTTGTGGTACCTATACCCACATCCGGGCTGTGTATGATGGTCAAATCTTTTTTGATCGTCATCATCAATTGACCGTTTAACCCTTCCGGGTCATTATCAATACCCACAAACGCTCTCAACGCATCAGGATCACCAGGATAATCACTACCGCTGATATCATTGAGTGCAGTCCAGAATGTGTCTCTATCGATATCAATAACACCACCCAAACTACCCCAAGAGTTCCCAGGACCAAATCCCTCGAATGTTTGATACTCATGATTGTATCTGATCGTACCATACATTGCTGAAAAATCAGCAGTGTATTTGTCTCCAGTAATACCATAATCTCCACTCACTGGACGTTGTGCTGTAGTACCAACAGGTATTCTTATGCCGTCATGATCATTTATGTACACACTGGTGTGAGGGTTGTTGGTTTGAAACCCTACATTGCCGAGATCCTCAATATACAGAATGTCGCGACCATCGTCTCTAAACGTGGCTATCGGTTGAATACCAGTCTGATTGACAGTTAGTGCAGGACCGGTGCCTTTGTTTGTTATGTCAACCGCACTTGTCATGTGCACGAATGTGTCCACTTGATTCACGTTGCCTTTCACCCACAAATCACCTTCAATATGTGCGCTACCAGCGATGTGCAATGTGGTGTCTGGTACGTTGGTTCCTAATCCTACACGACCGTTGTTTGAATTCAAGAAAAACGCATAATTTGGATTGTGTGTCAAGTGTGTCTGACTACCACCATCTGTACCGATATCTGTTGTGTTTTGTGATGGATCAGCATTGTCTGCTGCTATTCTGAAATCCACATCATTCGAGCTAGCGTTGAAAGTTATTTCAGTCGGACTTATGTTGAATAAGTTGTGACCTGAGAGACCATCGTTACCGTTACCATACACAACAAGTATGTCACTATCATCATTTGGTCCGTGTAAATACACAGCATCACTCGAACTATCCACATGTAACATTCTGGTGCTCTTGTCACTTTCAACACGCAAATCAGTGTCACTGTTACCATCCTCATTTACCACAACCTCACTACCATCCCCTCTGATCACAAATGCATGCTGATTGGTCGAGGTTCTGGTTATGATATCCACATCACTCTGACGTTTGTTGAACGTGATATGATCTTGTGTGTCATCCTCTAGCATCTGAATCATATCAACTCCACCGACTCTAAAATTGATCTCATCAAAATCAGTCGTGGTCGCTAGATTTGGATCGCCTATCGAGTTGACATAATGTGTTGTCTCATCCGCTCCAAACAACATGTATGTGTCTGTATCATCATTATGATATATAAAATCTTCTATACCTACTGTACCTCTTACATCTAAATCAAAGCTCGGTGATTCCATCACGTTGGAATGCGGCTCTTCATGAACCATACCAATACCCACCCGACCGATACTATCAACCACAAAGCCTCTGCTGAATGGACTTGCTGAGGTGTGCATGGTGAACGTTCCGCTGTCAAACAATTTGATACTACTCGTGTCATACATGTGTATATCTGTTTTGTTCAACCATCTTGTGTGTGTATCATCAAATGAGATGTAACTTGATCCACGAAACGCCACATTGTTTTCATGTATTTCATCACCTGCGTAATAATCATAATTGATGTATTCATTGTATACACCATCATGTAAATACAACCCATGTGGACGTGCAGGCCAATCAAAATATGTGGATGGTAAATGTTGATGTGACATATTGTAATTATTTATGCCATCATCCGGCTAAAATCTTGTTATGCCGGTGGTGGAGGGGGTTCAGTTGCTGGTTCAGTTGCTGGTACATCTGCTGGTGCTCCAAAATCCGGTGGAGCTCCCACATCACCACCAGCTGGTGGTGGAAGTGCTCCTCCCATATCACCCATTCCACCAGCACCCATCTCATCTCCACCGGCGGCGCCTTCAACAGCCTCCCGCCAATTGGGTCCTTGACTTTCTATTTGAGTTAATTCCCATGTTAGTTCTTTGTCTTTCTTCAGAAAAGCACGATTAGCCATCACATCCTTGTCCGTCCATCCTAGATACTTTTTCTGACAAAATGTGTTGGATATCATCTCATTCGCGCTCATGTTACTGAAATTACCGCTTTTTATCTCAAATATTTGTTGCTCTCTCAAAGCATGAAAGCTACTAGGTGGGTTGAATTCGACTTGTACGTTATCCTCCTTCAGGCCATATTCTTCCCAAAGTTTTTTCATCTTAAGATGTGTGATGAATGTGTTTTTCAGCCCCTCTGCGAATCGCTGATGTTGTCGAATAATGAATTTAGCAAATTTTAGCTCTTCTCTCAGTATCTCTGTACCGTCACTATAACTTGCTTCTGCTTCCAGTCTATTACTAGGTACCTTGAGTGCTTTGTACAATTTCTTCACAAAATACATCAAATCCGTTAATTCTCCTAAATTTTGCCCTCCGGCAAGTTGAGTAACTTCAGTGCCCGTGTTACCGGCTCTTTTTGCAAACCAAAAGCTATCGAGCATGCTTTGAGGGTTAAATGCATTCACTTGACCACCTTGATTATTATCAAATGTCTTGCGGTTCCAATAATTATGCATCAATTTTTTCAAATATGCTTCAGCTTTTGGTGGTGGCATGTTACCTACATCAACATTAAAAACAAGCTTCTCCGGAGCACGTACCATACGATACACAACAATACTGTCTTCTATCATTGTCAATTGTCTGTAAGCACGTCTAGCCCTTTCAATGAAAGGTAATCTCATTGTTTTATCTTCATTCCATATACCGCTATTGATGTATGTGATTTGATTTTTCTCGAAGGGGATATATTCGTATTTTTCTATCTGTTGAGTCTTTGGATTTATCACTGGTTGACGGAACAAATAACCTTTGATCATCGTGTTTTGCACATTATCATATATCGGGTCAATCAATTCCGTTGGCACGAGCAACACCCCAAGAATACCTTCATCTGTATGATCTGCATGAATTATATGTTCAAAATATATCTCCGAATCTACTAGCAAACTCCGATAATACTCCCAACCTTTGGTATCAAATTCAAAATATTTCATTATTTTATCGAACTCCTTGGTGAGTTCTGTTTTAGCGGACTCTGTTAGATCTGCATCTCGAAAACTGATGTTGACAACCTTTCCGTTCTCTTGATTGACATGAATCACATCATCACATATTTCATCTAACGCGTCCCCAACCTCCGCATATGCAGCCATGACCCTATAATCCTGCAATCGCTTCTCTTTGTCTTGGTCCGCATTGGCGTACATGAACTGATGATAATTTTTGTCAACAGCAACCGCTCCAACTCCTTGGTCCCAAGTCAGTACCTGTTGTGACACACTATGTTTAGCAAGCGTTATGTCACGTTTGGTTCCACCAGAGGAATAAAAATGTTTAAATTTTGGGTTGAGTGATTGTATGCTATCAACTACATGAGTCTGACTATAAGGTAGCTTGCTAGCTACATATGCCATAAAATTCCTACCAAATGTGGAGGACTTGCCGGTGTTCTGTTGGTATTTTGCCATTTGTAAATATATTTATCTATTCACACCAATTGATCAAGCGGTCTCGTATATTGTCTGTGATGCTGGATTATGAAATTCACCAGTCATCAATGTACCGTCTGACATTTTATGATACTTGCCTCTGTACTGCTCACCATCGACAAGACCCACGACATTTTCATTTGTATACTTGCTTTTAGTTATGACGGTGTGTGATATGTATCTCGGATTCAATGTTTCAGTTACTAATAGTTGTTTGCTGTGACCAGTCAAGTCTGTAAATGTTTTTGTGTCTATCAAGCGTATATCATCAAATCCACTCTCGATTGTATATGGCTCTACTTCTAAATTCATATTCAATATCAACTTTTTATGATTCGCGTACACAGCTGTCAACGAGGGTGTGTATATACTTACATCTCTGTCAGTAAAAACGTACTGGTGTTGGGTGTCGTACCTTCTCGGATCATGCAGATCACTCTGATCTGGAAGATCACCAATCTCGAAATCGATCGGTTCAAATCCGGTTTCAATCAATCTTGTCAAATATACATTATCAGATCCATCACCTGGATCATATATAATTTGATTTATTTTAGGTCCGTCAGAATCTACAGGCAATGTACCGTTTACAAAGGTTAGATCCAATTGATACCCATCAAACACTTGTTGTATTATGGAGCTCAAACTGAGTGTGTATGTTTTATCATTATCCGTAGGTGCTGATATTTCATCTGGATTGAAACGTATACTCTTGGACAGGACCTTATTTTCCCATGGCTTCCGGTTGGATGTCCTGCGTTTGACGATTGTTGTGTGATTCATTGTCAAGTCTATAACTTTATATCCAGTGGAAGATTTTTCAAAATCACTAATACAAAATCCATAGCAAACATCCTCCGCACCAGACAACTTACAAGAATATGACAACGTGTAAAGATCTATTGTTCTGTTGTAGCATAGTATAGGTGTGTCTATCTTTTCAACCTGGAAATTGGTGAGATCATCAGATAGTTGATATTCATCTAGTGTCGTGTCGTCACTTGGTAGTATTTGTTTAACTGACATCATATTCAACTCGATCATATACACATATGGGTGTACGAATATCTTTTCATCGACTGTTGATGTGAATGTTTGACCTATCATTAGCTCATGTGTGTCATTATTATAAAATGGTTTGATGAACATGTCACGCGAACTAGAGTCAGATCTCAACAAAACACTCTCATAATCACTTTTCAACAAAACACCTGTTATATCATCAAATCGAATCTTCTCAACATAAACATAATTTTCCGTCTGTATGTAAAGCACATCATAATACATATTCATGTCAATTATCTTACCTTCACGCACTTGTTGTATCAAACGAACACGATCAGTGTTAACAGATTCTCCAGTGTTTATTTGTAATTCCGTCAAAATTTCATGCAACGGCTTTACTACAGCATCATTATATGATCTAAAATATACTGTACCAGATTGATTTTGTAGTGAATATTGTGTTCGCTCTTGTTGCTCATCATAATCAATCTCTGTGAGTTGCGTTTTGCTTATATTTAACACACGATTGTAATACTCTGCAGTATTCTCAACCTCGAATGTATATTGAGCAGTTTCACCATCGAAGCAACTCTCATCGGAGAACAGCCCTCCGTCGACGTTCTCGTTTACCAGCACTTCTGTTCCGGACAGAGTTGGAGTATCATCAAACAACAATTGATCACCATAACCGGTGTTGAAATACTCTTCAAATGCATCAGTGGTTGCTGTTAGTGGTGTTGTGCCGGAGATAAAATACTCAACACCGTCTAGTGATGTCAAGCCATCACTAAATGTTCCGAACGCATAGTTATCTCGGATCACACATCCACGTGACGCTGGATCTATTTGCCCGCATGTTATATCAGTGAACAAACCACCATATGCCTGGGAATCATATACAGGCTCCATGCCTCTTTTCTTGAATCCATGGTATGTTATTCTTTTTAACACAAGCTCTGTTCTCTCATCATTGGGTTGATAATCCCATGAATTGTGTTCTTCTAGTACACTCTCGAAGGAACCGTCTGGTTTTCGCACCTTGACTGTTTGTCTCAAATCTTCAAACAGAGTCATATTTATCTGTTGTTCAACTTTGGGATCAACATCCCATCTGCGACCACCTTCATATATTTTGTATGATACACCTTCATCCCACAAGCGAGACCTTCTCTTCAAAGTGTCACCACCATCAATTATTTGACATGTACTGTTTGTCACGAAATCATCCTCTGACTCCCCAAATGCAAATACACGTGGCGGTTTGGGTGGGCTAGATTTATACACAGCATACTGATTACCGAAAATATCAGAAACCCACCTGGTCATTCTGTTGTGACCAGTCAATAATGTCTCTTGTCGACTATCAATGTCATAAATATTGGCTGCCGGTCGGCTGAACACATCACTATTTGACCAATCTTCATTTTGATAACCACTAAAAAACCCGGTTGGGTCATAAGGTCTACTCATACCACTGAAGCTATGTAAGCTTGATTCACCTTCGGACCGGTAAGAGTAAAATCTAGGCATTCGACTGGCATCCACAATATCACCAGCTAGAGCATCATTTGCCGCGGTGGCCTTCAACCACGTCACATCCTCAGCGTGTGTGATCAGATTTCTCGTGCCGTACTTGTTCGGATCGGGTACAATCGCGATCTCATCTTGTTGCTTGATGTTCGATATTTTTGGTTGATGACTGTAATATGTCAACATGCCAATATTAGAAGGTGTGAATATATTACCCAATTGCCCTGATGTCTTTAGATTCATACCTTCATACTGTGTTTGAATCACCGGTTGATTTCTGTTATAAAAATCTCTCCATTTATTCACCCCGGAGTATAATTCCGTTACATCACCACCTGACAACAGGAACATGTCCGCTCCAATCAATTGAGGTACAAACTCCTTCAAATTATATAAGTTTAAATTATTTTCTGATTTTTGATAATTTGAAAAATTTTCGTAATTTAATAATGAGATATTTTGATCAGTTATCTCTGGAGTGCTTGATATTGTTAGTAATATATCATCCGTCAATTCTAACACTGGTAAACATTCACTCAACAAATTCTCAACTGCTGATTGTATATCAGTAAATATATCTGGATCGTATTCAACCGGTAAAAAGCTATCGATATCCTCATCAATTTGATATAGTTGTTCGATACTCACGACATTTTTATTGGTACCTGTGATGTTGGTTAGTATTTGATCTCCTAGAACCAATCGCGCTGACAAAACTTCTGGTATTTTGTTGTATATTAACCGTTCAATAGTTTCTATCGAACCAGTTGCTCCACTCCGAGTACTTGCTTGTCTTATGCTTTGCCTTGCATCCGCATAATATAACGCTAGTTCTTTGATCTTCTCAGCGAAGAATGTTGTCGCTGCCGCTACGTGCCGAGTGTTGTTATAGTCTATGTTGGTTAAAAATCGCTTCTCTTCTGTTGTTGTGTAGTTTAATGCTATATTTTTAATCAACAGTTTGTATCTCTCTTTTCTTTGATATGGAGTCTTTTTATCTGTGGTATAACTATTCCAAGCTTTTATATATTTGTTGTACTCAATTGTTCTGTCTTTTGTTGTATCGGTTGTGCCTTTGGATTGAGCTAGCCATTCACTATAACTATACGGTGTTGTGCTGTCATCTCCGGATCCAGAAACAATCACACTACCGTCAGGTATATATTTTGATAACGCTGTTAGATCGTATGACATTATTGATTATTTATAGATTCAATACCATCCAACAACCCTAGACCGTCCCTTAATGTTTTTTCTATCATCACATGCGCAACTCCCTGATACTCAAACCACTCATCAAACGTAGTGTCTATATCAATGGTTGTCTGTGGGCTATTCCAATCTATTATATTGTTCCTGTAAGTTAATTGTTCTGGTGTAGGTTCAACATACTCAAACACACTATAAAACTGCCATGCATTTCCATTTTCTGGGAAGCTCATGCCCCAACCCAACCGATCCAAATCTTCATGTGAGCTCACTGACAAGTTTAATGCGTATGATGTTAAACCGTCATATTGTGTGGAATATCCAATTGTGTTGTCAACATCCTTGATTAAAATCGTTCCAGATATTGACTCATCATTGACACTCTGATAATATAATTTCTCTGGCAACGGACCACGTATTGGATCGTCGTCTGTTTTTATAATTATTTTACCGTATTCAACATTTTGATCCGCCACATGTATAGAAGGCTCTGCGCTCAAGCCCGGGGCGTCTGTGATTATTATCGGGTGACCGATACTTTCAACTTCAAATCTGTATGTTCGATTACGGAACAACACTATGGTCATGTTTCTGTTTTGTTGTGTTCCTATCACAGTTATTACACCATTGTCTTGTTGAGTATACAGTGGCTGGTATTCCTCAATTGTGCTCACGTGTTCTGGCGACAATGGTCTGGATCGGTTTGGTGTCAGTACGGATAAATATTCATCATCAACTAGCTTCAGTTTGTACAACCGGCCATCCTCTAACCGAATTGTTCTGCCTTGTACTAGGCTGTAATTACCTGTATGCTCTTCATGTAACACAATCTTCTGATCTACAGATAAATTTAAATTCTGTATGAGCTTCAGTCTTATGGGTATTTCTCTTGCATAAAAATCATCAAAACCATTATATTCGGATTGTTTTTCTGATGACATCTTGTTATACACATGCAATGCTCTCTCAGGTGTGATCGCCCGGATGATCCCATCTGGGTGCCATCTCCAAAATTCCGGGCTCAGAGATGGCTTCAAGTTTCTCTCCGGACTGTTCAGACACTCATAATAACGCTTACCGTACTTGACATAGTCACCAGTCGAATATCCATGGTTTGGATCCCAATCCAACACAAACATCAACTCTGGACCTAGATTCACTCCTGCGACTTGCTGAGTCCAGTTCCCGAATTTTTCAAAATCTAACTCCTCTGTTACTGTGGTGCCTTTCAAGCGTGAGAAACTTATAGACAACAAGTCTATCAAGCGCTGCATCTCCGCCGGAAAAGTGTACCCCGTACCGGTCAATTTATAGTTGACTAGTTCAGCCAAGCCGTGTAATGCGTTAACGGTACACGTGTCTATATCAGAGCAATTATTAACATAATTTGCTATACGCTCGTAAATTTTCTTACCCAGTGAATGTACACTTGATGATGTGGTACCGAACACAGCACTTAGTAACTCTTCATATAAACGTGGACTGTTTACCAAACTAGGTTGTTGCATATAAGACCGTAACACCCCGGCAAAGTCTACATCTTCATTTATTTTGACAACATCTCCCACTCCGGTCTGAGGTATGAGCTCAAACTCTTCACTAGCTCCCGTCACGCTGACATACCCAGTAGTCTCGTCACTTGATACCGGGCGATCGTCATACTTGTTTATCCAGCGAAATCCTGTCCAATCACCAATCGCGCATAACTCTGACTCAAATCGAGTACCGGAAGGGGGAGGTGAACCGTGAGTTGTTCTGAACATTGTATCACCTCCTGATAATGTCATGGTGTTGTGATAGTTCAAATACGCTTGCATCTTCTCTGCACTCGTTCCAGGCGACATGGTCACGTTGTTCAAGAACACCTGTATCTGTTCCTTGGTCATGTAACTATCTGGATATAACATGAAATCATCTCGTGTGGCTTGTCGATCACTAGACAACGCCTCTACCCAGCTAAAATGCTCACTCGGTAGTTGATTCTCCGTCAGCTTCACATACGCACTCAATGTCGGTTGATCTGAATTCATAGCATACACTATTTTATCGTTATTGTTAATCACCAGTAAATTGTTAGCTGTGTCCATGGATATACCCTCAATGACCGACTGTCTACCAGCGTTGTCACGTCGGTCATGTGTTGCAGCGGATAGCGGATGGTATCTTGGATCATCGTATGCAGATCCTACCGCAACTGTCATGTCTATACTGCTCTTGAGTGTGTTGTATCTAGAGCAAAATCTATTGCCCCAGGATACCCAAATATTGTTCCTCACATCCGGGGTCAAAAAGCTAGCGTTGTTCATGTAATGAAACGTATCCGGTTGGCGACTATCAATCTTTGGCTTGGGTATAACGTTAATGACCAACGCTATAGTGTTGGGGTAATTCTCATCAACATACAAAAATCTCTCCGGAGTGAATTCATCAACTGTCAATGATACTCTATAAGAGTCTATACCAGATACACCATTAGTCAATACCTGACCTGATTTACTGAATTCAAATGGATCAGAGCTCAGAGGCAGTGTTAAATTTTCATCTAACATGTATTGAAATCTCAGATTATGCTTACCGTTATTATAGTACTGATTCTCGAAATGATACGTGTTACCCTCATATAATGTTATTTGCGGATTGGTCTCGGCGCCAAGTCCATCGATAAGTATCGCCGTCTCGTAAAACTCCTGTCTGCCAAAATCATACTTTTGTTCCATATTAACAACAATTGTTATCTCTTCATGTCTTGGTGGTGCGGGTTTCAACATGTCTTGAAAGTCTGTACCTTCCAGTGAGCTAACAACAAAGCGTAGCGATAAACTCTCATCAAAACTATACAACATGCTGATCACTTGATCATCTGGTTGACCATCGTAAGTTAATCCAGTACCTTCAGTTATAGCCCATACATGATCACTAACATCAACGCAGAGATCACCGGTGAAGTATCTATCCTCTCCCGGGAATTCGAATTTGTGTAGAAAATTACCATTACTATCATACCTCGCGATGAAGCTACAGAGAGGGTTTGTGTATGTAACAACAATGTCATTGTTCTTACAAGTCTCAACAACTGATGGGTTGATTATACTCTCTCCATACTCCCCTGGCCGGCCATTCACAATGTTCATCTGATACTCTGGTTCTATCGTCCAGTGTGATGATGGTTGTGTTGTGCGTGAATCAGCTAGAAAATTAACAACTGGAGGCACAGCGTACGCGATTGGTAGATTTGTTGTGCCGTCAAACTTCACTGTAGAGACGGTATCATACAACGTGACCCAATAGTCCATTTTTCCATCTAGAGATACACTGCTAGGCGTGTAACCATATGCATCCGGATCCTTAGGCCAATGATTTTCTGTTATTTCATCTGGTAATATATCCGATAACGACACATCTGATCTGTTGGTACCGTTTCTCCAGTATCTTATGATCTGATCGGTGTCACCATCAACAGCGATCACATCACCATAGTGATCCACCGCGACTCCGTACAACCCGCTACTACCAGGTGTGAGTGTGGAGACAGGTGGAGTGTAAGATTGTGTGAAGCCATCATCACCATAGCTATATTCTCTATGGAACACAGGCTTTATTTGCCACAGTCGATCATTCGACGGGTTGGTTATATAATAATAAGCCACGTCGTATGTGAACGTTTCTGGTGGTTTGATCAATGTGTGTGCATAGAAGCGATATTTAGTTTTGTCGTAATTGTATTTTAAATCTGGTTGCTCTAGATTTGCAAAAGTAAGCCAACTACCAGGTGTTTCAAAAGTTGTATCAGCTGGTTCTAACTGCATGTTGATAGATTGTGTATCGTCAAAGTTTGATGTTGTTGTTAGATAACCAAAGTACTGTTCACCAGAGCGGGTTGTCCAATCTCTTGGTCGGCCATGAGGATATAAATGATCTGACAGGGTGGTGGTTTTGAGGGTTTCTTGCTGTTCCGGAACGATCTCACTATACAATACGGACACCATTTTGTTTCTAGGTGTTTCATCCACAACAAATGTCAAGGGCTCCAATGTCTTACGATCCGCTAACCAGACACGAACCTGTTTGTTTGATTCATTCTTTGCAACAATAGAACCAATGTCCCACACCTTGAAATCCTCATCACTCTTGTATGGTGATTTTATTTGCTCGAATGTACTATCATTACCACTCAGGTACATGGTAACAAAACCTTGAGCTGTTAATACATCTGTTGTTATATCACCACCGGAGAATGACTCAGTAGGCGCATACCAACGTGATGACAACGGTACAATCTCATCAGTGTTTATAGTGTTGCCGCTCAAGTCCATGGTGCGAACCGCGAGCGGTTGTGGTGAGTTGAAAAATTTCTTCCCGGTCAAAAAGAATCCTGGTTCATGTATACCAGTGGATGTTATTGATAATTGTCTTGGGTTGTTGAATTTTACCTGCATCGGAAGCCCAACTTTTTGTGTTTCGTACACTTGAAAGTAGTTCGACTTCATCAGCTCAAATTTAGCTATTTCAGTGTCTCCTGGTACCACTGGAAATTTGGATGTATCAAAAGATGCATATAGAATTATGTCTCTATCCTCTGAACCTAAATTCGCGAGTACAGCTTCCTCTTCAGATATATTTGTGTTGGCTTGAGTGGCTGCTGCTACGTTGTTGCTGAGCTGTGTGCTTCTCGCGCTCGTCAATCTATTAGGATTATCATCAATGTAATTTACCGTAGTATGACCAGAAGTTCCCGCGAAAATAGCAGTGCTGTCTTCACTTGACGCTCTAACTAGATCCGTACCTTCACGCTTGACGTATATGAATTCATTCGCAGTTTGTACTCTTTCGATTGGTTTGCGGCTCTCTTTACCTTGAATGAATCTCCAGCTGGGAATGAAGTGTGTGTCCGGGTTTGATCCGTATTGTTTTTTTGTCAGTGGGCGGCTCTTGCTTCCAGTAGCGTATAAATTTATAAAATAACCACCATCACCACTCACCATATGCCAGCTTTGCCAGCTGTTCATACGATAGATCGATAGATCGTTACTAGGTGATCCACAAACAACTCGCTCAGGCTGACCACCGAATGGATCAGCTATAGTTGGTGTGTACCATACCAAACTATCAGGTATATAATTCATCACACGTATCTTCTGTGTCAATCTGTTTTTGTGCGTCACACCATTTTGATCAGTAAAAATCGTTGTCACATCATATTCACCTGGATATGGATAATGTTTTGTCACGCTCACACCGGTGTGGTATGTACCATCTCCCATGTCCCAAATTAGCTTGTCCATGCTGGCACCTATGTATGTGTTTTCTAGTGCGGATAATTCTGCTGTGAATGTAAATTCAGTATCAGGTAGAGTGTAACCAGTTAATAATGTTGTGCATGTGTCTATGCTACCTAAACTGTTGTCCGAACGGAATGGTACAACAACATCAGTGAAGCTCGAGCCTACAAGTTGTTCATAAGTGGCCATGATTAACTAACAACTCGTATTTTATCAGATAAACCAAACGAGTCGTTTAAATAAGGATATTTATAATATGGTAACTTTAAGTTTTGTGTTGTGATTGTTACATCTTCATCAACATATACCGGATTCCAAATACATAAACTCAAGCCAGCGGTACGTTGTCCAGTGTCTGATCGTACAGTTGTAATCTCATCAACCCCCTCGACGCTTAACAACTGTTGACTCAATTCTGTTATCTCTATTTTTTGACCTAAACTAACATTTGCATTTGAGAAAAAATTCACAATCACTTGTGTGAACTGATCAATTATTGCAGAGTCATCACGCGTTACACTAGATTCACGTTTAATTTCCACGTATGTGTTGTCAACATGATCAACAATCTCTTGCTCAGTCGCATCTCGTGTTGCTATGTTGACAGCCATGTACACTGGATCCATAATTATAGGTTGATGTGATACCATCATCAATCTGCGTATATCATCCAACATCAAACTCTTTTGAGCTGGATTCAAGAACGAGGTCATGGGCTGTAGCGATGTACTTTGTGTGATTTTCGGTACCGCATAAATATATATGTTGTTACCAGTATATGGTGATGCATAATCTAGATGATTTGTCATGATACGACTCTCGGTCATCGGGTTGTTCAATCCCACATCCTCTAATAAATATTTGAAGTGACCATCCAAAAATGTTTTGTTATCAACAGCTAATGATGATGTCAATATTCTGTCAAAGTTTTTCGCAACATGTGTGTTGAAATCCACAAGAGTCACGAGTCGGTCTTGACTGATGTAATGTACGGGCGCTTTTTGTTTTATTTCGTCAATTGATTCTCTATCTTGCGGATTGGTGCTAGGTGTATCATTTGTCAACTGTAACATCTCGATGTTGTCAAGTGTGATGTATTTTATGTTTTCCGGTCTAACATCTGACATTATGGTGTTGAATTTTGTTGTACCCTCTATAACAAATTTACTGTCATCCAAAAAGTTAGATCCAACAATACCTTCATCTCCGGCAGATTCTAAATAATAAACTTGTATTTCATCTCCAGGCTCTAATCTCCTTCCGTTGATGTTATTACCGAATTTTATCTCGTATGATAAATCTTCACTCAACCTTTTTTCAAAAACTAGATCCTCGGATTTATACAGATATAATGATGGTGTTTCTTTATACTCGTAATATTTGTCTGTGTCTTTATGTTTAACGTACACATGCACATTGAAGTGGTCGATATGTTTGTCTTGTCCATTGAGTGCTAACGCTACAATTTCAAAGTTTGACCCGGTCGCTTCAACCGGTACACTCTCAACCCATCTTCCTTGATACATCAAATGATTGTCACCTATCACACTTATCAATTCACTTCCGGTTGTGTATTTTGTGAAAGATATATCTTTATTGATAGAGTACACGATGCTGTTGTTATTAACGAATGTGTATCTCGGTATTGTGTATGTACCGGGAACGAGGTCTTCAGTGGCATTGACGGTGAACGATAATGTGCTTGTTTGATACCCTAGTGGATTGTAGTTCAATAACTTTACAATTCTGTTTACATTTTCATATATCGTTGACTCTGTGAACACACTCTCACTTGCTGTTTGATTTAAATAAAACAACAACACATGATAACTATATGCAATCACATCAATAAATGATGATAGATTGCTACCCTCGTATATCTGATCTGTGAACGTTCCCTGCTCATTAAGTCGTTGTATTATCAGCGATTTGAGACTCTGTGCATCAAATGTTGTATATGCTGTCTCCGGTAAATTATAATCTGTTAGGTGTTTACTCATTTTCTGTTAAAAAGTCAAATCCGTACTGACCGAGTGCGGCGTCATACGTCTTACTTATATTTAAGCTAGGGATCTGTATGGCTAGCTTGATTATGTACTGATTGTTTTCCGGATCTGAAATTACTGACACTTGATTGAGCCTAACTCTGGGCTCGAATCGTGTTATACCATTTTGTATAGCTTCACCTATCTCACGTGCTGTGAATTCATTTACTGGTTCGAACAACCATTGAGTTAGATTGATACCAAAACCTGGATTCAATATCTTTTGCCCAGGTACCGTGTTGAACAAGTTAGATAGACTGTTCACAACAGCTCCTTCATCAACTGATGCATGTAAATCTGTACGTGTCGATTTACTGAATAATGTTTTAGTTGATGGTTTAGTGTTTTCTGATAGATCCAAGTATAAATCCCGGTATTTTATTCCGTTACCTTCAGGTTTTTTTGCTGCAGCAATTTTTTTAATGTTTATAGACATACATAATTATTTATATTGTAGGTTGGAAATGAGCGGGTGAATAATAAATAATTACGATGACTAGTAGATTTGACACAATATTTGAGAGTAATTTCACACGTTTTCAGGGCGGAGGCTTCTTGACAGGTGATATTATCAAGTTTAAAGAGAGTTGGGAAGCGGATGATTGGTGCAAAAGCGCACCAGCTCAGGTTATTGAGAAACTCAAAGAATTAGCAGGGTCAGACTTAGTTTTACGTGTTAGTAGCGTGAAGCCGATCCGACCTACAGTTAATTCCAGTGTTGATCAAGCACTAGGAGTGGATGGTTTTTATTTAGATATAGCTCAGGAGACTGCACCAGGGTACTGGAACGGACATTTTGTTACTGTGCCTCAACAGCTTGTCGAGCTTAATGGTGCCAATGACGGTCCACCGGAAGTGCCGGAGTCGATGAAGAGGGATGATCAAGTAGATCTCAAACCTAAAAAACTAACAGGTGAGGATACATCAGAAGCTGAGAGTGATTTAATGACAGATCCGCAGTCACAGACAGGTACAGATGATAAAGTGAATAGATCGATGACGGATACGAACACTAAGCTACCGGGAGCAACTGGAGCAAAATCTTACACCGCTAAATACCTATCGTAATTTATGCCAGAGAAAAAAACAACCAAACCTAAGAGACCACGTGGTCGTCCTAGAAAAAAACGTGTTGAGGAGAAACCTCAGAAACAAGCATGCTGTGAGCAAAAACAATGTTGCATGTCTAAGATCTGTATCTGCAGAGCGTTTAGCGCTGTTGGTAGATTTTTAAAATCACTTGTTGGTAGATAAAGTTAACAAACAACTATAAAAGTTAATTTCAGGATCTGCGACAAACGCGGATCTATATATATGCTCCGACACTATCAACATGTGTTCAGATTTCTTTAAATCGTTCACACCAGGGGCCTCATCTACATAATTAAACAAGGATCTAAGTAACTCATTATAATCACCACCGAACACATGTTCATTTTCAATGACCTTCTTCCGAGCCTTTATCGCCAAACCTTGACGCGTGATATTATATAAACTCTCTACAAATGCATCCTTGACCTTGACTAGTTCATTTAAAAACAACTTACCTTGATGTGTATTTTTTTGTATTTCATTTATACATCTTCTCAAATCAGGTAAGCATGTCTTAACATAAGTGTGTAGCTTTTCAAATTCAGACACTTCAATCTGCTCAAGCTCTAATATTTTCTTGATCCTATCAATGCACAAATCCGGTGGAGGTGTCAGATCCAAAGACTGACAGCGACTCAGTAGAGGTGGTATTATTCTATGTTTATAGTTTGCTGTGAGTATGAATCTAGTGATTGAGGAGTGTTCCTCCATGGTGTTTCTCAACGCTCTCTGAGCATCCAAACTCAGCCCATCTGTTTCATCTAGTATGATACACTTAATTTTACCGTCAAAACTCTTAGTCCTAGCAAAATTGGTAACCTTGGTCCGTATTGTATCAATACCATTTTCATCACTCGCATTTATATACAAGTATTGACATTGTAATACATCTTTACAAAGCAATTTAGCTAAACTTGTCTTGCCGATACCAGCATGACCCACAAACAAAAGATTGGGTATCTCTTTTTGCTCATCGAATTTAGTTAATACACGGCGATTCGAATCGCTTAGAATTATATCGACTAATTTAGTCGGTCGATATTTCTCAATCCAAAGATTATCAAACATATAATTACACGCCAGAGGAACCAAATCCTCGTTCCCCGCGGGATGTGTCTGTAACTTGATCAACAAATTCGAACACCGGTTGGATCAATTCGTAAACAACTAGCTGAGCTATCTTGTCACCTTTGTTAACATGGTAGCCCACATCACTGAAATTGTACAACTTGACACCCAAATCACCCCTATAACCATTATCAATAACACCTAGATGTGGTTGAATGTTATGTTTGAATCCTAGACCACTTCTAGGTTCGATCCGGATCCAGTAACCTGGAGTGATATCCGCTAGCGTTAAACCTACAGGTACTACTGATGAACCACGCGAATCGACATATCTATCCTCAACTGCTACTAGATCGAATCCAGTATCACCAGTCTCAAGTTCTTTGTTGTTTGCTGTCGGTAGCACAGCGTCTTGATGTGTTTTTTTAAGTTTTACAATCATCCGTTTAATAACGTTTCATCATCTCTCAGAGGACGAACATTAACCTCCACTGGCATCGAATTCGATCTTAACCAGCTCAACAAATCGTTTAATTTGTCATTATGTATAACAAATGATCCATGGCCTTGTACTTCTACAGTTATCATATTTTTATTATAATATATCAGTCTTTGTTTTTCAACAACTTATTATAAATATAATTACATGGACGAAGAAATGGACAAGCAAGACGTTAAGTCACTATTAGAACAACTCAAAGATTCTACTAAGATGGCTAAACAGGTACAAAAGGAACCATTTGTACTTGATAAAAAAGATTTGGAGCAATTTGTTTTGAACAACACTGGCAGGTTAATACAAGACAGTATGCAGACAATCGATAGTATAAAAGAGTATATAATTAGTGCACCAGAACCAGAGGACGTACATTCATTAGCTGAGCTGTACAAAGCAAGTACTGGTGCGATTGAAGCGCTAAACAAGATACTGATACAGCAACAGCGCGCTGATGCTCAGATCACCGTTAAAACAATGGACATACAATCCAAGCAAGCTCTCGCTAATAGCAAAGAAGAAAAGAGTACATTCACCAGAGAAGAGATCATGGAACAATTGTTCAACTCTGGAGATTTGATTGATGTTGACGCGGAGATTTCTGATAGTGATTAAACCGCTAAATTGCTATCATTTGTACTGTTGTTGGTGTATCCGGCCGGTTTTCCGTATCTACTGACCGTTATATCATCATCCGTCAATTCGTATGATTTTATTCTGTTCTTGAATAAATCTACCGCTAATGTGAAATCCTCTACTTTCATCATGATTTGTTTGGGTTTGTTGACAACCATATAATTTTCTCTATCACTCAACAACATCAATACATCATACAACCCCTTTAAGTGTTCTCTTATCGCGGCATCAACCACTTCAACCTGTTGATACATTCTGTCAAAATGTAATTGATCATTGACAAAATTATTACCATGACTATCTGTTGAGAAGCTTGGCATAACACCGGTGACAAGCTCGTCTCTGCTAGCATCCTCCATCATATTAGCTACATTGACACGAAATATCTTGTTGGTATGTTTTGATAGCTGATCATTGAATGCAATGGATTCACTGCGAGTACAATATTTAGCCACTCCTGCGATTGTTGTGGGTATTGAGTATGTAGATCCATAGGCTTGTACCTCTGTGTCCCACACCGGTAAGGTGCTTGTATCGAATGTATCATTTATATTTTTAAGCTGACCAACACTCTCACTAAAATTAACAAAATATTCATTATCATCACCTAACAACTCGATCAAATCCTGCTTCACAACATCGTGTGCTGTTGTGAATTTATCCATCCACCACAATTTGAACCATGCAGACAAATCTTTCATACCAAAAGCGGAAGAAATTGTTGGTGGTGTTTTTTGAATATCTAATATCGGTGTTACAGGCTGTTTGCTGTCAGTTGTGGTTGTTTCTATTTCCCACTTACCTACAGATTGTATGTCCGGATCGCCAGTCCATTTTCGCGTAGTAACTGTTGTTTGTACCTCTATTTGATCATCACCGATTAGTTTAGGTTCATCATATTTGTTACCAGATGCTGTTTTTATCTTGAGTTGATCTGGTAGTTGATCTCTATAATTCTTGTTGAGCAGTTGCTTGTCAGTTACATCTCTCTTGGTCACACCGTCTTTTGAGGACTTGAGATCAAAATTACCGGCATTGAGCTGTTTGTAAAATTCTATTTTACTAGTCGTTGGATCGCTATGTGCGTCAGTATGCCAGTAGTTTATATTTAATGCCACTTCATCTGCTAGCTCGGTTACCAAATCAATATAATCAGATAGATGTATCTGAAAGTCTAGCGAGGTGGCTAGATTTACGTCAATAAAACTCGGGTCTGTTGTTTGTAATGTCATCAGGTTGTTATTTTTTCGGGGTCTTTACCAAATATATCAATAATATTGAACCTCTCATCCGGAGTGTCATACATGAATGGTTTGATCCCTAAAATTGTGTTTGTATATCCTTGTGCTGTGATGCGATGTGTAACACGTGTCACGAAATATTGACCGAGTACTTTTGATTCATAATCACTATCAATATAGTTGTTTGATCGATCGATCGCGATCCATACACCTGATCGGCGAGCTGTGTTGCCTTTGGAATTGAATTGTATGGAATTACCAAGTAGAAATGCTGCCAATAATTTTTTATTTCGACCGACACTCAAGCTCGCGGTCTTGTCTGGCGTCCAGCTAGACTCTACCGATATGTTTAAGTTTGTATTTCTAGTTGAATCAGGCAACCAGCTAGTGTAACCATGACCTCCATCACCTCCGAACGTGTGATTTATAAACATGCTCTGAAACTGATTATAGACATTTAATAAATTACCTTCGTTTAAATCAACACTAAACTTTTTACTACTTTCATCATATCTATGAACAGCCACACTGTTTAAAATCTCTTGACAATCAACACCATTTATTTCATTAAACACATAGCTATCGATCACTGAAATATCCGGGAAATGATAATTGATCATCGGACTAGATCTATCACCACCGAATGTTTTTGATGCCGGTGGTATTTCATTTGGATCAGCTTCAGAATCAAACGATAATGTGAAATATTCGGATTGATATGGTCCGGGACCTTTGTTATCGTCAAGTGCTCGAGAAAAGTATTTTGTTATGGGTAACAACTCCCAACGTTCTGTGTATCTCTGCAATTTGAGAATACATGGTTGGTTGTTGTTTCCACCGGAACTCACATGACGATCGAGCACATAATTAATATCATCTATCGCTTTATGCCCGGCTGGACTGGTATAAAACATTTTATTGTCACCAAATTCCCAGTGTGTTGAAAACAATCCCTTCGTGTCTTCTGTGAGCAATGCTGCTCCGAGCAAGTCTTGTATTATCTCTCCTGTATTTTTCGCACGGTCGGTATCACTCAAGTGGTTCACGTGTGTCTGTCGATCAACATGTGCTCCGGAGGCTTGCTGTATATTTTTTGCAGTGCTATAATACAGATTCTTCTCCCGGAGCATTTGTAGTCGATAATCATGAAAGTATACTTTTTGTAATTTATCTTTTTTTACATCACTCGGTGTTATGTCTTCAATAGCATATATGGTGAATAAAAATCTCATACTATGAACCATGCTACCGATTTTCTCTTCTGGTACCTCATGTTCATCACTAGCCAAATGTGGTTCCATCTGAATGTAGAGCATGTCTCTAGCGTCTCCTCTGAATCTATATGATCTTATATCAACTGTGTCGGATCTAGGTGTATCAGATGCCATCTGACTCGAAACTCGTTCAATTATATCATCTGGATTTTTAAACGTCATGGTTCCTTTATGAAACCAGTCTAATATGTCATCCTCTATTATCAGTTCGTCAATAAATCCTTTCCGGATTTTTATAGCTCTGGAATCCGGGTTGATTAGATACACACCGAACTGAAATCTTCTGTCATCAAATTGCTCGATACGCTTCGGATTACCGACATCAAGATTTAGAGAATCTATTAATATCTCATAATAATCAAGAACACCACTCATATCTTTAGTTTTATTTCATCTATAATAGCTCGTACCATTTGCCCTGTCGGTATCAACAATCGAGTACCAGGCTCAGGTAGTAAAAATGTATTTTTAATCTTGTTGATACATGCTATCAACCACCATAAATCAATTCTACCAAAATGTTTATATGATATCACAGTCCACGGCTCTTCGGATTTTGTATAATACACATCGAATCCACCAGATACCATTTCATCCGGGAACTTGATTGTGTTGAACAAATTATAGTAGAAGTGTTTACCTCCTTGCTGTTTGTACACATCAAAAATCCTATCAAGATTAAATTCTTGGTTTTTTGACAGTTTGAGTAACACTGCAACTTCGTACTTATTATACTTTATTGCCTCACTCATCGCTTGATTGTACCAGTTTTAACTATATCATTCATTGATTCACGTAACATCTGATATTTAAAGTTTTGAGTCTCAGAAAACAACTCTGTGAACGTCAATGTGACATTATACGCGTCTGGTATGACTGCTAAAGTTTTTCGGTTACTCTCGATCCAATTACCTGTGGCAGTCTGCCGGTTCTGACCTTTATCAGCATGATCAATCACTTTGACAGGAATGTACATCTCCCTTCGCGCTCCAACAAAATCAACTGTCATATTTGTGAGCGCTGAGTATTTACTATACCAAACTCCCGGGATGTATGATTCATATATACACGGAGGATCAATCAAATCCCTACTAACACGATTAGGTGTGTTTTGATATGATAATAGATATAAAAACTGCCAGTTTCGTACAATTTCACCATATGACTTAGTGTTGAATAATGGAAATGTAACTGTGTAGGATTTTTCCCGTCCGTCAAATGTAAATCCTTTTGGTGTTTCAATCATTCGACCAGGAGCGGTCAACTTGCTCATGCTTGCCCAGGCCGCCACTTCGTTCGCACCTTCAGCAAAATCAGTTAAAGCTTGTGTTAATTTGGTTCCACCACCAGTTGAACCAAATGAACTACTATTGTTAATGTAACTGTCTTGCATGTATGGAAATGTGTACCTAAAACCGGTTTTGGATGTAGTGTATAACAAACCATACGGGTTCATTGGGTCATAATATGTCTTTTCATTACCTAAATTGTTCACCCCTCCATCTACCTTTGCACCGATATTCTTCACTGCTTGTTCGTAACTTCCCTCTGTAATGGTACTAAACACCTTTTTCATTCCTTCCGCAGCATCACCAGCGCTCGCGATCGCAGCCATCCCCATGTTGAGCATTTGATTGAGCGCAGTATTAGTTAAAATCTTATACTCTTTTACATTCAACATGGGCACCTCTCTCCGAGATGATACAGGTGATTCTGTCCAGTGGTGATTGTCACGTACATTCACAAGTACAGATGGTTGCTCTGAATTCTTAGTTACATGATTATTTTCCGCAGCTGCAATTCCTCGATTTATCGGTAGCAGTGTGGGAGATGGACCATATCCACCAACATTCTTCATCCATTGACCTAGATCTTGTTGAGCTTCTTCTGACGTGCTACCCTCAAGCATGGCGCGCTTGGGATATGACATGAACCAGTAGAAGCTTGTAGATTCAGTTGCTCCGGAGATTTGCAAATCATCATATTCTTCTATTTGTCCGGTGTTTGGATTGGCACGAAATGTTGTATCTTGTATAGACATGATTAAGACTCGTTATGTACTAATATGTTGTTTGCAAAATAGCATTGTGTTGGTGTTACAGCTAGAGAATATACGCGGCTTGGTGCTACATCGGATATCACATGGCATGCCTGTATTGTGGATTTAGTACCATCATGTTTGAGCAGCTTGGTTCCTTTTGTCACACAATCAGCGCGCGTCCATTGTTTGGTTTCTGGTATGTATATCTTATGGTCGTGTGTCAGTACAAGAGTGTCACCTTGCTCACACTTGATATACACAAAATCCTTACAGTCAGACGTCCTCACACTAGACACAGTTGCAGCGACTTTTTTCGAGTCGTACGATGCAATCTCGATTACATCTTGTGTGGTGATCATGTCGAGCAAAATCGCGATATTTGTCGAAACCTGAGTCTCGTTGGTCATAATGACCACCTCTGTGTCTTTTGTTAGCATAGTAGTATTTATCACTTGTTGTACAGTCTCCCTACAACTCGGTCTCTGAATGACATTATATCAGATTCCACTGTTACATTGTTAACGTTAGTAGTGTTTCCACCGCTGTTAACTACGGTATTTCCTTGTTTGTCGATCAGCCCATGTTGTTCTAGCACTTCAAGAGTTTTCTTCTGTATACTAGCTGTCTCCGTCATGACATGTATCATCTTATCGACCTTGCTGCTCAGCTCATCACTGGATTTTTTAGCATTTTTATCAAGACCATCAGCGGTCTTCTTGTACGCTTCTGATTGTTCGTATATCCTCCGCGAGCCTTCATTTATATTCTCACCAGCCATCCGTAAATACTCCCAAGCATGCGGACTGTTCGGTTTTGGAAATTGTTCTCCAACAGTCTCGTTTATCTGTCGAGCGCCTTTGTTTATGCTCTGACCAGCGGAGTTGATATCGTCTGACGCTTGATCAGTGTCTATTGTTGGTATGTCTGCTGATAATCTGGCGGTGCCATCCAACTTAAAGTTCGTGCTTGGTAATTCCTCCACCGGGCGGTTTTGATTTATCATCTTACCAACTCCAACATCATCTAATCCTTTGATGTATTGTTGTAGTGCGGCTTTTTCGCCAGCATCACTTGTTGTTTCTATCTTTTTCTTCAAATTCATGTACTCGTTGTACATTGATTCAGTTACCTCGTATTGTCCACTGGCAAGCTGTTCACTTGATATTTTCTGCCCACCTAACGTTACCCCGGCATCAGACAACGCCTTTTTTATAGCTTCTGTACTGGCAGATTGTTTGGCTTCTGCGAGCTCAGTTCCAGCCACTTTGAATCCGAATTCTTCCTTTAATGCTTGACCTTTCTCGTTAACATCATCTGCTCCCCATTGGTCGGTATATCCTGATGCGATCTCTTTCATGAGCTCGTTCACTTTGTCAGTGTCTTTTGCTGATATACCACGCGCCTTGAGTATCGCTTCAAACTGATCTGATTTGAGCAAGGATTTTTTTGTTTTCTTCCAGTCACCCTCACCATCCTCAATAGCATCATCAATTGCATCAGCAATTTCAGAAAATCGATCAGCATATCCTTCACCACCAAGCTTGTTATTAATTTCCGATTGTGCTTCCTTTAACATCTTGGAATAATCAGTGTCCTTCAACCCTGCAACATCCGACACCTTGTCTATAATTTTTTTCTCTTTTTTCTCTGCTTCTGCGAAAGCCTTTTCCTCCTCACCCCACAATTTATCGTACATCCACTCACCACCTGGTACACTTTTAATTTGGTTTTTGATAAATCCACTCATATCAAAGTTCGCGATCTTGTCAAAAATTTGAGTAACACCAGACCACACACTTTTGATCTTGTCCCATATGAACCCGCCAATGTTACTCAAACCTTCAGGTATCTCAAAACTCCACTCGTCAGGAAACAATCCTGTGAACCAGTTCCATACAGAAGTTACCGCGTTAACAATCATGTCGCCGATGCTAAATTTTGACTCCCAATCCTTCACGTCACTAGCTGCATCATCAAAACCAAACAGTTCTAAAAACCACGCTGTGATAGCAGACAACCCGGAAACTACTAGATTGGGTAAAAATGTCGCGACATTCACCATGCTTGTTATCACTGAACTTGTACTATCAAACTTGAACATTTTACCAAACCACTCCTTGACACTATTAACCACATTCTTCACAGATCTAACGATAAAACCATCCTCATCATTAGGTTCCGCCCATTCGAACAGACCGGTAAACCACTCCTTTACACTTGTCCATGCTCCTAACACAGTATCTTTCAACCAGGTAGTCTTTTCCTTGATCGAACTAGAAAGTTTTTCCCAATCAAACAATCCGGTGATCCATTCTTTTGCTTTGGTGAAAGCTCCACTCACAAATGTTGACAGACTCCAACTACCATCATCATTCCGACCCCATTCAAAAATACCGGTGAAGAACTCAACAACTTTTTTCTCAACCTCATTGATAAATTTTGTTAAACTCCAGTCACCACCTTCGGTGTTACCAAGCGCGATAAGATTCTTGAACCAATTCTTGATCGACTCAACGGCCGGGTCTATAATGTCAGTCTTGAAGCTGAACGGTGTGTCAGGATCACCGAAATTAAAAATGTCCTTGAGAAAATTGACAATCGGATCAACAGCTGTGCCTAACGCCCAGGCCACAAAATCCACATTCCCTCCAAACAAGTCTTTCACACCTTGCCACATTCTTTCCGTATCAAGCGTGAAAACACCCACAACAACATCAACAATTCCTCCAAACATTTTTTTGACACTATCAAATATACCATCAACACTAGCCATCAGTGACTTGGACATGTTTTTTAATCCGATCTTGTCTAAAATCCACGCGGGTATAGATGTTATCAATTTAACAAGATCAACCACTAAAAAATCAAACAATGCAGTAACACCACCTTTGATAGCCCCTGCGACACCATCTTGTTTGAATCCATCAACAGCACCCATCACCGTCTGGATCAAGCCCCACACTATTGTAACCGGTAAGAACAACTTGCCCATGAGTTTTCCAACTTTACCGGCGATGGATATTATCTTGCTGTTTTTGACCAGTCCAAATATCTTCGTGGCTATAGTGGATATCTTGCCAAAAACTTTCGTTAACATGCCGGATTTTGAACCGAACAATTTGCTCACCATGCCGGATAGTTTCGGAAATTTACCCAACAATGACGTGAAAGAGCTTTTGATTGAATTGAAAACGCTACCCAGCATTTTGCCCCATTTGCTGTTCTTGACAAAATCTTTCAATTTGAGGAACCACGCCTCTTTACCGATAGTTTTGATCGCGGTGAAAAACGCCACGACAGGAGCAATCACCAACGCAAGTGCGCCCAACCCGACTGTTTTCAAGTAATCGAACATCGACTTTTTCTTTTTCTCTGGTGCATCATCTTTATCAATGTTGTTAGTAGAAGCAGGTATTATTGTTTTGAGTTGCTTCAACGCTTTGTTATCAACATTGACGATGCTCACCGGCATGACTTTTTGTAATATTTTTCTAGGTTCTTTTTTGTCTGATTTCTTGAAGTATTTACCTATTTTATCAGCTAACTTGTCATTCTGTTTATCTTTGTCTTTGTCTTTGTTTTTAAACGCATCAATATCCCCACTAGCAGTTGGATCGAAATCCTCTGAGCTCGCCGCAATAGCTGTTGTTACATCATCTAACTTCTCAACAAGTTCAGTTAGTGATTGTATTAATTTACCAATCTTTTCTTCCATAGGTCATAATTATTTATGACCTGATGTGTTAATCACTAGTAAATATGCTCGCGTCCAGTGGTATTTGCACATCCTCCGGGAGCACATCATTACTCAGGGTCGCGACCTCCAGTTCTCTCATTTTTTTAATATTATCAGCAATTTTATTGCTAATAATCATCGGAAGACTTTCAAAAACATTGACTACCTGTTCAACAGTTATATTATCATCAATATCTATAGTGTTGTCGCCTATAGATATAGTTTTTACATATTTAACCATCTCGTGAATATATATGTCACCCACAACATCAGTTAAATTCAGTTTATTCTTATTGTTGTTTTTGATCTTTTTAGTAAATTGTTTATTATATTTTGTATCAGTCTTCAAATCTGGTACACTCCCGTTAATTTCAACACCCTCGACAGTAAGTTTGAAGGTCGATTCAATCTCCGAGTCTGCTAGTTTCTTTATATTTTCTATATGTTGATCAATATCAATCTTATATTCAGCTTCTTGTGTTGTTACTGTTAGTGTATTACCTACTGCTTTTTTTCTCAATTGCAGCAGAATTGCCGGTTTGTCTGTAGTTTTAATTTTACTTGGCGATCCTAGACAGTTTTCAAGTATGATATTGTTCATGGTGTTGCTGAATGTGAGATTTTCAATTTCTGTATCAACTCCGCTCGATAGTATCAATTTTTGTTGCTTCACAGTTAGTGGTTTGAAGCTCAACGAGTCATTGATACTCGGTATGTATATATCTACTATCTGTTGTTTACTTAACTCAGATATACTAGCTAGTATTTGCTTGTAATCTGTCCCTTTTTTAACTATCTCATCGCTCATTTGTTGTATTTATGATTAAAATAATGTTAAATCAACTCGACATCCCGGGGTTTGGTAACGATATACCAGGTTTGGATTGCTCGTTTTGCTTTTCTTGTGCCTTTCTTTCTTCTTCCAATTCTTCTCGGAAAAGATTGATATAATTCTGAGTGTCGATTGGTGTTATCTCATCAACGTCTCTTAGTGTAAACCCCATTCTCTTGACCATTATATATCTTATATAATACTGTTCCTGTAAATTACAGCTATACATAGCTTTGATAAATTCAAACAAACTGTTATCAAACAGTTTTAAGTGTATTTTGCTCAAGTTCCCGGTATGTACACTCTCGAACACTTTTATTTTATACAATTCATCAAGCTGTCTTATGTGTGATGTTATCAATGTCAACACATCACCGGGTAATTCATCAAGTATATGTGTTTTTTCATCAACAGTCAAATTGCTCATGTCATATTTCATACCCAACAACTCTATAGTGTCTATAACATCAACAATTAATGTGTTTATATCATCTACTCGAAATCCTTTCGGTATACCCAAACTGATCTTGTATTTACCTTCAACATCAACATCCCTAATGTATTCAACGTGATGATTCGTTACTTTATCTAATATATCATATAGATCTAACTTTTGTGTACGTTTCACCTTTTCATTTTCTTTTGTCATGGTGGATTCAAAATCAAAAGTTTGTGAAATACACATGATTCTTAAATTTAACAACACACAAAATATATCGATATTTGATAGGCGTGTTATATCAATCTTTTCAGAACAACAGCGATTGATCAAATTTTCAAATTCTTTCAACACACAGTCCATGTCGTTATTCTGTATGTATTTACCTAGTGTCAAGTGCTCACTTCCAGAGAATTGTGTGAATCTTAAATATCTCTTTTGTGTGGGTAAATATGTCTGAAATGTAAAATTAGATGGCATATCAACCTTCAATATCATCTGATGTGAAACGGTTCGTCGCGGCTCTACCGGCTAACCCACGTGTCGGTCCTTGTTGAGGTCGAGGTCCACGAGAACCACCAAGGAATCCAAGCACTTTATTCACTTTCTTTTTAATTTTTGCTGCTTTATCGACAAACTCTTCAACTTTAGCAATTTTACCCTTCAACTTACGATACGATCTATTTTTTGATAGTAGCTTGTTCGCCATATCCATAACAAATCTCTTAAATCCTTGCTTGTTAAGTCGATCGTTCATGTTCTCATCCGGGAGACTCTCGATCGTGTAATGTGTATAGTGCCAGTTGGTCGTGAATATATCAAAATTGTTACCATCCTGATATGTTAACTCATTTGTGCTTATACTGGTAGGTACACAATTGTAAAATCTCCATATTTTCCGCTCCACAAGTGGTGTGTACTGGTATGTTTTAGCAAGCTGCACAATACTGATGTTGGCTTTTATGTTTCTCTCGTCAGCAGAATGTCTAGCAACTAAACCTAGATGTGATGATAGTATCAACCAAGGTCTAATTACCAAGTCTGTGAAGCTTCTGTTGGTTTCTCTCCACTGTATAACTAGTGGTGCCATTCCAGATCTGTTACCACCAACTTTGCCCGGGAGGAAACCCATGTTGTTATTTATAGCGACGTCTCGTATCTCATAATTCTCACCTGGTAGTACCACACCTTGTGCTAATATACAGCCATGCTGACCACCCCCGGTCTTCATGTATGTTTCTTGTGTTATCTCAACCTTACCTTGGTCGATATCCCAACCCCGAGTCTGTGACCCGGGTGAATCAATAGATCCTGAATGTTGACCGTTGTCACCAGGTTCAAGAGCATGCATTGATGAAGAGCGTATAAATTTAGGTATCGGATGTAATGATGTAAAGTTTCGACTGGTCATTCGATTTGGGTTTACAGCTTCTTCAATGTTTATCAACCATAAAAACTTGTTAGGCACCGCGAATTCCCATTTTTCAAGATGTTGCAAGAAATTTTCAGTGTGACTGAATGGATAGTTAAACGGGAAGATATCTGTACCTAACAGATTATCTACCTTCTCACCTATTCTACGTATATCATCAAACATTTACAATATTATTTAGTACTCAAACACAGAAAAGCCGCTCGAAAGCGGCTTTCCGTTAAATGATAATACTATATCGATTATAAAGATTGGAAGCTTTGATTCCTGACGTATTGATAACCTAACGTCACTTCAAACTCAACAGGAGCACCACTACCAGCTGGATCATAAGATACATCACCAACGCTTGTTGGAAAAGCTCCCACAAGTGTGTATTGACTCACACGATTCAACTGTGTGTCAAGTTGCACCAGATCAACAATCGATGTCTCACGAGCAATGAAGTAGTTACCTGTACTAGTAGCGTCATCAAAGGTGTCACGTGTCCAGTTTAAAAGCAATGTTCTTAAACTATCAACTCGGTCACTATAAAATGTCAATGAATACTCACCTGTATAAGACGCACCACCAGGAACTTTGAAATTGAGTCCCATGAAAGGTATGTCAGATACACTGATTGTCCTACCAGGTATACTACCACCCTTTGCGTAGACTAGATCGTCCTCTGTTATGGTCACACTACCGTCACCGTTTTGAATGTTGAGAACACGAAATTGGAAATCACGACTGAAATCACGCTCTTGTGCTACTCTATAGAAATCTGATATTGTTTGTCTTACGTCTGGCATAAATTGTTCCTCCTAATTATTTAGTCTTACGACACTAATTCACTGAAGTCCTGACCAGTTCTTGTTGCGTAGAAGTTTACCAAGATAAACTCTGCAGCACGAGTAGGTTTGATGTAAATATCAACAACCAACTCATTCCGGTCGATCACATCAGGTGAATTGTTACGCTCGTCACAGACTAACAAGTAGTCGTACATTCCTTGCGTGTTTTTCACCTCTTCAAATATTGGTCGTAAAACATTTATCACCTGTGTTCTCGTGAACAGTGTATTTGGTTCAAATACAAAGTACTTGATTGTGTTCATCACAGCTTTTTGTAGATACAAGAACAATCTCCTCACGTTAATTCTGTCAAACGCACTCGGTTTAGCTTGCATGGTCTTTTGACCAAAGATCGCAAAACCTTCGTTCGGGAAGTTAGCGATTGGATTCAATCCAATCTTGTATAATTGGTCTCGTTCCTTCTGCTTAGGATAAAATGCTAAATCCTGCACACCACTCACCAATCCTCTCGTGAAACCGGCTGGTGCTATCCATGGATAGAAGTTACTGTCAGTATTTGCCATGGCAGCTGCTGCGAATCCACTCATCGGTACCCAAACAGGTCTGTTCAACGCTTTGTCGTTAGTGAATCCCCAGTTAGCGTATGTTGTACAATAACTGCTGTTTTTTGTTCCTCCGGTCATCATATGACGCAATGGCCAATAGATGTGTTGTGAGAAGTTTACACCTGCTTCACGTTGCTTACTTGTAAGTGTTTTGCTGTTCCGGCCTTGTACAAATATGTAACGTAGTGGATCAGCAATGAAGATGTTGTCTTTACGTGCAAATTGACTGAAACTCTTGAATGTGTCAAAAATCGTGTCGTAATCTGTCAAGTACTTGATCTCGTTACGATTGTCAATAACTTTCGTTTGATACAATCCATTACCACTCAATCCAGTGCTACTCACAGTATGCTCACCAATCGGGAAAAACTCTTCATCATCAAAGTTACCAGATGTACCACCGTCAGATCCAACATACACAGTACCTAATCCACCCTCAACAGTTATGTCAATCGGGAACAGATCAAAGTTGTCTGCAAGTTCGAATATACGGTCAAGTTTTGCTGGTATGTTACCGGTTTCTTTGGCTTCAGCCATTTGCTTACGATAAACACCGTGTGGGTAAACATTGTTACCATGTTTGATAGCTGCATCACCGGCTCTCTGTAATCCTTGCCATGATTTGATGTACAATCTGTCTTCTTTTTCTTCACGCCCGTTCAAGAAACTTTGTGAAACTTTGAAGTCATTAACTTCACGCTTTTCTTCAACCGAGTCTCCTTGACGTTTGTTCTGCTCATCTGCAGACAATTCATCATAGTAACGCGCGTCCTTGGCAGGTAAAACTCTGATTTTTCTTGTTGGGTAACCATTCTCATCTAACCAGTTACCGGCTGTTTTGGCGATTCCTTCATTCATCTTGAGATACAAGTTATTGCTGTTCTCAGCTTCACTCTCGATGAAGTATGATACCGCTGTACCGCCCGACGATAAGAAGCGCTCTCTAAAGTAATTCACACTACCGATAACACTATCTGCAACCATATAATCAAGTTTGGTTGCATCCGGCTCGAGTGTTGATTGACGTACTTTAAACACTGCAAGTGTCAAGACATCACTAAACTCTTCAGTGTTCAAGTCAAACTCACTTAAATTCTCAAGCACTTCACTCATGCTTCCATCTAAACCTACTTGTTGTTTGTTTCCGTACTGGTCAAACACAAATCCGGCACTCAGCGAGAAAGTCAAGCGACTGCGTGTTCCATCACTTTCGTCTGGTACATCAACATAACCACCTGTGGTTCCACCGAGCTTTTTACTCAACGATTTGAGTTTTCCTACACTGTCAAAATCACTAGCTGGATTCAGATTGGTATTGTCACTCACACCGATGTAATATCCTTCAAACTTTTCATTGATTACAAACTTTTTATCATTAACAATCATTAAACCAGCTCCACCCTTGGTTAGCAGGTCATTGTATGTAGTAAATTTTTGATTCTCAAGCTTACCAGCTTCAGTCTCCTTCATCTTGATTTCACCCTTGATTGTCTTTTGAAACTCATCGTTACTCAACTCGATATTACTAGGTTCACCAAGATAATACCTGTCACTCGCTCCTAGATCCCAACCAACAGCATTAACTGCTGCTGCGACCAGATCAGCAACTTCAGGAATTTCATACGCTTTGAGCGCTGGTACACTCAAGGGATTACCTGATTCTTGTTCGGTCCAAAATGCATCATCTTGCGAGTAGCTACTGAGTGGTACACCAAATAGTTCTTCACTATTGAGACCAGCTAGAACACTATCAACTGCGTCTTTGAGTGTTGTTACAGTGTAGTCTCCAGTGGGAGCGGTAGTTCCAAACTTCCACTCACCAAGAGGTACAACCTTTTTGCTCAAACCTGCGTCTTGTCCACCGGTTAGTGGTATATCAGTACCTGTTGGTAATACATATGAAGTATCACCTTCCTCCACTGTGATACTAACACCAGTGTCAGTGATCAATTCTCCAACTGATGAAAGACTGTTACCAACCAGTGTCACATTTCCGATTTCTCCAGAAACGTCAGCTGTTAATGTGTATGGTACTGTATCAATTGTACCTGTGAAACTCGCGGCGATGGCAATTGTATAATCTCCGCCTTCATCAACAATCAAACTATCTGTTGGAAACCAAGCTACTTGGCGTGTGTCTGATGCAACGGTGTTAAGTTCACCATCAGCATCAGCTGTATCGACCATTATCGGACGAGGTATTACCGGAAACACCTGTACACTATACTTGTCAGCAACTGTAGCACCTGCTCCAAGACCGTATGGTAAGCGTGACACTAAAACATTGGCTGGGCTTTGGAACACCGCCTTGACGGTGTGGTACATGTAGCGTTCTGCGGCGTTCTGTGGCAATCCGTAGATTTGCTCGAACTCGCTCAAACTGCTCAGTGTCAAAAGCTCGTCTGTTGGTCCTTGGTTAGCGAAACCCGGTATAAATACAGTGGTTCCGATGGGTAATTGTGGGCGCAAAGAAAGATCTACTTCCTTGACCTCTACTCCTGGTGATTGAATTGTTCTTGCCATAATTGTTACCTTCTGAAATTATTTATTGATCTCCGGACAGCTTTTATAATTTTTTCATAACAAAGTTGGTGTGAGCTTTGAAAAAGAGAATTCAAACGTTGTGTCAATCTCATCTGTCGATCTATAACTGTAATCTATCTCACCTAAACTCACAGGGACAACCCCTTGATAATCAAATCTCGCAACTGGTTGGTTGTATTCGTCGAGAGCGTATGTAGTGGCTGTTCCTTGATACTGCTTGAACATTGAATCTTCAGTTGTTAGCTGTTTTGAGGCCATAAATATGGCGTCTCGATCATCGTTCATGATGTCCAGCCACTTCCAAATCACCCAATAGTTGTTGAATCTATTATCAACCGTGAAGCTGACCCGTACATTATCATATTCCGGACGGCTGTGTGCACTGAACTTGACTGTCTGGCCGGCGTATCGAATATTACCACTATCAACTCTAATTGATGGCAAGAGTGCACCATACACACTGAACTGCAATGTATCAGGTAGTATATGATCATCATCTCTATTCTCCTGTTGAGAGTACGATATGTTCTTCATCGCTTCCGGCAGAGTTAGTACGAACGCAAATTTATCTTTTTTGCTCTTGTTGAGCACTGATTGTTGTATCAAATCTTTCATGAAAATGTCCATCCTTGTTCTTGCAAGTCTAATATCTCTTGTGGGTGGTTTTGATCAACTCCGTCAATTGTCTCACTATCTATATATAACGGTAGCGCAGAGTACCTATCATTATCACGTTCATTACCGTACAGTGATAGTGTGTTACTGAACTGTCTCGTACCAAAGTCTAACATTCCAAGTTCAGCCGGTTTGTTATTTTTATCGACCTGTAAGATCTCGAAAAACTGTTCAGTTATACTTGTTTCGAGTATCATTAGCGCCCATATCAAACTCATCACCCTGTCATCATGTATGTTTGATCCCTTAACAGCCTTCCATGTACCATTTGGATATCTAACGAAGGTCTTCAACTCATCGAGCGTGTGAGCATCCCGAAGTACCACCGAATACACCTCACTCAACCAATACTTCATGTTGATCACACCCTTATATTTGGTGTTTGTATGAGCAATCACTCCCGGTCTTTCGATTGGTTGTGTTTTACTTGGTGTGTAATTCACAATATTCTCATATCCATATACATTCTTCAATGTATCAACAACTTGTGCACCGCAGTTATTACGCTCGATCAGCGCCGGTGGGGAACCCCATTGTTGTAGGATCTCTAATAATTTTGTAGTGAAGTTATACGGGCTTATGGAATTATCATGATAAACAGCTACCTGCTCTATTTCAGTCAAATCTGTTATATCGATGACTTGTACTACACTTGCTGCTTCACCTACTCCTTCTGATATATCCACCCCGATTGCATAAGATCTTGTCTCATCTGGTAACGACCACACCTTGTATTTACCGTCATCAAATATATGTTCCGGATCTTGTAATGTTAATGAACATTTTCTCACCAGTTCTTCATCCAACACACTCTCACCAGTCTCTATGAACTGACATCCAAACTCTTGATCGAATATTTCTGTGCTACCTAAAGATTGTATGGTGTCCTGTTTCCATTTTTCATCACGCCCAGGTATTTCCCACCAATCGATTCTACTTGCACACCAGTTGTTCTTGCCACGTATCGCGTTACTATACAATTCATGAAACAAATTACCAGTTCCATTAGGTGTACTAGCGATGAAGATCTTACTCTTTTTACTAGAGGAAATGATAGGATACACAGACTTCCAGAAACTCTCGACCAGATGATTGTCGATAAACGCCAACTCATCCAGCACCAAGCAATTACAACTATCTCCTCGACCTGCATCACTACTGGTGGTACTGATTCCGATACTACTACCATTAGTTAACGTCATGCTCGTCTTACCATACTCAATTACTCCAGGCTTCAACCAGTT